GCCGTCCACCGCGCCGTCCACCGCGTCGCGCACCGCGCCGCGCACCGCGCCGTCCACCGCGCCGCCCACCGCGTCGTCCACCGCGCCGTCCACCGCGTCGCCCACCGCGTCGCGCACCGCGCCGCCCACCGCGCCGTCCACCGCGCCGTCCACCGCGTCGCCCACCGCGTCGCGCACCGCGCCGCGCACCGCGCCGTCCACCGCGCCGTCCACCGCGTCGTCCACCGCGTCGCGCACCGCGCCGCGCACCGCGTCGTCCACCGCGCCGTCCACCGCGTCGTCCACCGCGTCGTCCACCGCGTCGCGCACCGCGCCGCCCACCGCGCCGTCCACCGCGTCGCGCACCGCGCCGCCCACCGCGCCGTCCACCGCGTCGCGCACCGCGTCGTCCACCGCGCCGCCCACCGCGCCGTCCACCGCGTCGCGCACCGCGCCGTCCACCGCGCCGTCCACCGCGCCGCGCACCGCGTCGTCCACCGCGCCGCGCACCGCGCCGCCCACCGCGCCGCGCACCGCGCCGCGGTGCCGGCTGGCGCCGGCACCGGAAGCAAGCAGGTAGGAGGCGATGGGGAACGCGAGGGCCCCGACGAACGGGGTCGGCACTCGGACGATCACCTTCGGCTCGTCGAGGTTGGCGAATCCGTAGCACTCCCGGACGCCGCGCTCGACCTCATCCCAGTCGACGGGAGTGCAATCCAGACCGCGCTGGATCCAGTGGTCGGCATGCAGCAGCATCGCGGCGCGCTGGCTGTCGGTGAGGCTGTCGATTCGCTTCGGCATTGGTCTCCTTGAAGAAGTTGGGGCGGGCCTCAACGGGCCCGCCCTGGTCACGGCAGGGGTTCAGTCGGCGACGAGCTCGATCCCCCCGGCCTGGTCGTATTCCCGCTGGCGCCGGACCTCGTAGTTGCCCGGGGCCAGCGTCACGGTGTCGTGCTCGGGGTGTTCGAGAGCGACCTCCTCTTCAACGGCAAGGAAGCGGTCCTCGATCTGGGCGATGTCCTCCGCCAGGAAGGTCGCCTTCTCCGAGTCGATCATGTGGAGATGGCCGGTGGCCTCCCCCTCGGCGAGGATGATCTTGCCGTCCTCGCGCGGCACCTCGATTAGCCCGTCCGGCAGTCTCTCGACCGGGACGAGCAGGATGTCGCCTTGACGCTTCATCAACTGCTCCTTTCGGGTTGTGGGTGACAGGAAGATCGGTGGCGCTCCTCCTCAACGAGCCGAGCGGCGTCCGGCGCCGTGAGGGGCTGCATCCGCAGCTGCTGGCGAAGGTCGGCGAGGAGGTACTCGATGCCTTCGAGGCGACTCTCGATATCCGTCAGCCGTTGGCCGTGGGTCACGGGTGGCCAAGCAGCCTGCTCTTGCGGGGGTCGCTCAGCCACTACGCCGGGATCCGTTCCGGCAGAGAGATGGTCGCGAAGCGGGCGCCGGCGAAGTCGGACGTGCTGCGAACCGCTTCGTCGATGAGCGCCATGTAGCGGCGCTCGATCCACGTGCGGATCCCGATCGGCGCCGCCAACAACAGCAGGTGAGCCTCCTCGCCGATGCACTCGATCGGCTCGATCCAGATGCGTGACGTCGACTCGGGGACGACGGCTGCGATCGCCGAGGCCGTTTGCTCCCATGCCCCCCGGGCCTCTGGCGTCTCGCGATTTGCAGCCCGCTCGGCCTCTCGCAGCACGACCGAGTCCCGCAGAGGTAGACCCTGCTCCATCGCCGCCAACACTCCGAGCCTCACATGCCGCTCGGAGAACGCACAGGCCCGAAGATCGAACACCTTCTTCTCCACCCGATCAACAAATCTCTGTCGGCTGGGCCGGCTCACGCGCACACCCCCCTTCCAAGAAGCGAACACTGTGGACGTCGATATCCAAGGGTGTTCTTTAGGGCAACGGCTGGAGAACAAACATTCCCTTCACCTTCCCTTCCCTTCAAGAAGTAATAAACGCCGAAACGGGACACGTTTGCCGTGGAAACCATTAGGCCAAGGCCTCCTGCACAACTCGGCGAGCGTCCTGTCCGCGTCGATCGGCGATCCTCTTTCGCGCCCGCTGCTCACGCTTTCGAAGACGCTCTCCCTCGACCCTGCTCGCCCCCGGGTCAGGGTTGTAGAGCTTGAAGTTCGGTACGTACTCGCAGCCGAGCTCGGCGTCGACCTGGATCAGATCGAGGTCTCGGAAGGCCGCGAGGGCTTCGCGGGCGACGCGCGGTTTGGCGGACGCCTCGGCCTTGATCGCCTCGTCGGTGACCGGCATCGCCTTCGCGTCGAGAAGGTGGCCGCGGATCGGCGACTGGGCGGCGAGCGCGAGAACGCCCGCCACCCAGACCCACCGCTGCGACTCCGGGATGGAGCGCAGCTGTAGGTCGGCGCCGATCTTGTAGGCGACCATGAATTTGTCGTAGGGACGGGGACGCGGCGGCATGGCTAGAACGGAATGTCGTCCTCTGCCGGGGGCGCCACGGCAGCAGCGGGTTGGCCCGCCGCCAGCACTTCGTTGACGTACGTATTGCGGTACGTCTTTCCGTTCTTCAGGGTCGACGTGACCCGGATCTCGACGCGGGTTGCACCCGCCAGAGACTCCAGGGCTGCCTCCAAGTCGGAGAGCTTGACGCCCTTCAGACCGAGCATCTCGAGGTAGCCCTTCGTCCAGCCAATCCGGTCGGGGTCCTCGAGCTCATGCCAGACCGATGGCGCCGACATCCCGGCGTACTCGCCGGCATCGACGCTGATCTCCGTGATGAGCTTGAGGGGACCGCCACCGTCCCTTTCCCAGAAGTCGAAGCGCTGGATCAGCCCCTCGTAGTCGCCGTCCGGGACCACTGCACCGCCCGTCCTCGCCTCGACGGCCTCGAACTGGTCGTCCATCTCGCGGAGCCTGTCTGCGTAGGTGCTCAAGCGGGCACGGGCTCAGCCTTGCGGCTGCTCCCCCTCGTCGAGGCAGATTTGGCCGCCTGTTTCTTCTCGGCTTTCGGCGGCGCGAGCGCGCGAGTCATGTCCTTGCGGAGGGCTCCGGCATCGAGCGGGAGCGGGTCGGTCAGCGGCTGGGCGTTGCGGGGCATCCGGCCGCCGGCCTCGTGCTCCTCGGCGCCTTGGGTGCGGAGCACCCGTTTGCTGGACTCCTCATCGCCCTCCCAGGTCGCCAGGAAGATGAAGTCGCAGAAGCCGGTGATGAACTCCCGACCCTGCCCCGACACCGTCGGCGAGGTGACCGTCTTGGAGCCGACCTTCTTCTTGACCTCGCGGTCCTTGGCATGGGAGATGAACCAGACGCCGAGACCGAGGTTCGCGAGTTTCCCGACCCGGAGGCGAAACTCGTCGGCGACCGCCGCCCAGCCCTTGCCGTAGTCCGCGTCGGCCGGGTGCTGGATGCCCATCTCCTTGCAGATGTGGTCAGAGCACATCCGGTACAGCTCGTCGACCGTGTCAACGACGACGATCTTGTAGTGCTGCGGGTCCTTGGCGAGGTCGGCGCCTACCTCGCGGAACCGCGTCCAATCTCGGACGTCGACGGAGAAGACCTCGAGCGCGCCAAGCCCCGGCTCGCAGGCCAAGAACAAGGTGTGGTCGGGGTCGATCTCCGAGGCGAACGTCGACTTGCCGATCTTCGGGGGCCCGTAGAGCAGCGCTTTGGCCGTCTCGAGGCGAAGACCAGCCTTCGACTTCTCCGTGGGGAGAGTCATGCTGGTACCTCCTGGTTGTTGTTGTTCAAAGCTCGGTCGCTCTCGGGCTTCGGCCCGTAGAGCGAGGGCGCGTCGGGGTCGCCGACGCACAGCGGGAGGAACGCACAGCCGCCGTAATCGTGGCAGTGGGAGGAATTGCGGGGGTAGATGTGTTGGCGGTCGGCTTCCCGGCGCTGAGCGGCCCACTGCCACAGCTCCGCCTCGGTCCGCGCGAGGTCGTCGTTGGAGCGCGGCAGGACCTCCTGGAGGAGGTAGAAGTCAGGTCGCGCCACGTAGTCGGCCTGGAGGCGGTCGAGGAACTCGTCGATCGACTCGCTCTGTTTCTGCTTGATCGACGGCTTCCGGGTGAAGCGGTACCTGACCTCACCGACCGGTTTCCCGGTCGCTCGCCACACGCCGTAGCAGGTGAGCGCGAGTTGGCGATCCAGTGGCAGACGCCGAACGGCAACCGACTGGATCGCGCCGACTAACTTGTCCTCGATCAGAATCCAGTAGTCGCCGGCATCCTCAAGCTGGTCTGCGTAGCCGAGGAGGTCGAAGGTGCGCGAGTAGGAGCCGGTCGCTGGGTTGCGTAGCCGCACCCGGTAGGCGAACTCGCGCTCGTCGGGGTTGGTCTGGCCGTACTCGGCCAAGTAGGCCTTCGCTGCGGCGCCGACGGTGATCGCCTCGACACGCGTGCGGTCCTCGTCGGCCTGCGTCAGGACGTTTGCTTTCCCGACGACCTCGCTGATGCCCACCTCCGGGTCACCCAACTCGAGCGCTTTGGCGAACGCAGCACCCATCCGCTGCGGGGCACCCTTGGAGATCGGCGCGATCTTGTCCACGTACTCGTAGCCGAACTTCTGCTGGCAAGCCAGCTGGGCATTAAGCGAGGAGTGCGAAAGATGGGCGCGGCCGAGGTTCTCGTCGCTTTGGTCGGCGAGGTTGACGGCCTCCGGCGGGCGAAGATCAGGAAGTCCTTCGAGGACGGTGAGCGGCTTCATGCGACGGCCCCCTTCCGCCGCCGCATCGGGGGATCGATCCGCTCGGTTATGTCGGTGAGTCGGATCCGCCGCCAACTCGGCCAGCTCTCGACCGGGAGAATCCGTACCCAGCCGCCGGGCTCGAAGCCGGTGACCGTCGCGTCGAACTCCTGGCGACAGGTCGGCAGCTTGATCCGCACGACGTTCCGCTCTTTGAGGAGGTCCCGCCTCATCTCTTCAGCTCCGCGACGGCGTAGCGCTCGACCAGCCAGTCAGGCACGGACATCCGAGGATCGGCCTGGATCTGGGCGCTAGTGATCTCGTAGACAGCTGCGAGTTGCCCAGCGACGCCGTAGATCGTGTTGACGTAGGCGCTGGTCACATCGTCCGTTGCCTGGTCCTCCATCGCCCTAGCGCAGAGATCGAGTGCTTCGCGCACGTGGATCACCTGGCTCATCGATGACCCCCGATGGACTGAATGGCGGCGTCGAAGTCGATGTCCTGGTCGTCCTCGCCGGCGATATGGGTAGAGGGCGGCGCAGGCACGCGCAACCACTCGCGCCAGCCGATCAGCGAGCGGGTGACGACGAATGCACCACCGCCGATTCCGATCAGCACGAGCAGAGTCATGCCGCGATCTCCTCGGGGTCGGCATAGGTGCATCGAGGCGTGAACGCGTCAGCGTCGAAAAGGGCGCCGTCGCCGCCGAGGGGCACTACAGCCTCTCCCACCTCGGCGGCGACGGATTGGTTGCGGGAGCCCCCCTGCTCACCATGTGGCTGGGCCAGGTGGCTCTGAGCAGGGGTCGGGCGAGCAGGGTCGAGCCCGGAGGGCTCGCCCTTCAGGAAGTAGCGCGAGCGACCTTGCCCCTCGCGTACGGTTTCGATTTCCCACCCGAGCTTTCGCATCTCGCAGATGCGGCCGCCAAATCGCTCGATATAGGAGCGGATGAAGTCGCCGTTGCTAACGCCGCGCCCGCCGGCGGCGCGAAGCATCTGCAAGACGGCCTGCGCCTGCGGCTTCAGGCTTTCCTCGGGGCGATTAGAGTTCGACATGAGGAGCAGTGCCTTGCTCTTCCGTGGCGCCCGCGGATTGCAGCCGCGAGGCGCCACCTTTGTTTTCGACTTGGTCGCGGAGGACCGCGAACTTCCGCTTGCCGAGTTCGCGTTCGACCGCTGCGCTTAGAAGCATCAAGCGGGGCACCTCAGCGACCACGCCGCGCAGTAAGTCGCGCGCCGTGGTCAGCTCGCCAGCGGACCGGCCTTGGGGGCAAAGAGAGCACTCGAGCGCGGGACGTAGATGACGGGCGATCGCCTTTGCGCCAAGGACATCGGCTAGTCGGTTGCGCTCGAGGTGACGAAGATCGGATACGAGCTGGTCGGCAGTGCCGCAGAGGCCGAGCTCGGCCTCTGCCTCGCGCAGGTTCGAGGCGATCGCCTCGTCGACCTCGGCCATGAGCGCCTCGCACTCGGGGCTGGGAGGAAGCCTGAGCGCGAGGGCTCGAATGCGCTCGAGCTGTGAATCAACCCCGGGAGACGGATTGTATTGGTCGAGGTTGTGGGCACGAGCGTCCATGCTCGGAGCCAGGAAGCCGCGGTCGATGGCCGCGGACGAGATCGGAGAGGCGCCGGAGCGCAGCAGTGGACGCATCAGGAAACCCCCTCGGGGAAGACATCGGTGACATTCCGCTCAAGGGCCTCGGCGATGGCTTCGCGCTTATCGTCAGGGACGTGAAGCCCCCGGCAGTACTCGTTGACGCGCGAGCGGGTAGTCCCGATCTGACGGGCAAGCCATGCCTGCGACCGGCCCTCTTTGTCGAGAATCTCGGCGAGACGCGTGATGTAGGTCTTGGTCGTCATCTGTGCGGAACGTTTTGTTCCGAACAAACGTAACGGAACCGATGGACGTTTGTCAAGTCGTTCCGTCTCCGCGATACATCGATGCTGTGACAGGACGCATCACTCCTTGGTTCGAGCTGGTCGATCGGCGGCGCCGAGAGATCGGGATCAGCCAGGACGACCTGGCGTATCGCGCTCGAGAGTTCGGCGCGCCATCAACCCTCACGGGCAGCTGGATCAGCGCGATGAAGAACGGGAAGCGACCTCTCGCGGCAGATGTACTGGCTGGGATCGCCGGTGCTCTGAATCTAGATCCAGAGGTCTTTGTCGAGTACCGATTGACGATGGCCCGCGAATTGTTCAACCCAGCCAACGTCGGTCTTGACGAGGCGGCCGCTAACCTCGAATCACTCGCAACGGCTGTCGGGGAGGCGGTTCCTGGCCCGCCGGACGGTGAGCTTGCGCGACTGCTTCGAAGCGCGACGCCCAGCGAGAAAGGTCGGCCGAGATCGCCGGCGCGGAGGAAGAAAGCGCGGTCGCCTCGCGCTGCATAGCCGCAGCTACAGCGTCAAAACTTCGTGAGATCTGACCGGCGGATCCCCCCACGGTTTCTTCGGCACACTCTGCTTCGTCTTGCGGCATCTTCCCCATCCCCTGTTGCCGAAGGATGGACACCAGACGAGCCACCTACAGCAATAAAAATATTGCGGGCAGTCTTCTGGAAGGAGAGATTGGCTGTCAAGCTTCCGTCATTGGAGTTCTCTCCAGCATTAGAAGTGGGGGACCTCGAAGGCCAAGACGCTGAAAGAGACCCTGATCGGCTCCTCGCCCGACTCAGCCCGTCGAGCAACGCAGCGCTCTGGCACCTGCTCAGCCTCTCGATAGGCCTGTTCGCAGATCTCCGTTAATTCCACGCGACCCTCGCGGTCTATGCCCTTCATCGGGAAGTGGATGACGGCAAAGTGCTCGTCGACCCCCAACGTACCGGCCTCCAGTGCGGTGCGAAAGTCGTCAAAAATCGGTTCGCCGGACTCGAGCAGGTTGCTCCTCTTCATTTCGTCGGGGAGTTCGTCCCACTCCCCGCTTTCAACGAGATGGCCGCGAACCGGTCGGTAGAAATGCTTGACCGCGCCACGGACCTGTTCCGTACGAACTAGCTCGGCACAGTCGAGCTCGACCAGACGTTTCATGTGGTAGCTGACGTTGGAGACATCATCCTCACCGGTCTCGTCGGCGATCTCGCTGGGGCTCCCTTCCCCGTGCGTATTTAGATAGCGGAGTGCGGCCGCTCGAACCGGATGCGACATCGCCTTGATCCGATTCGAGGCGGCCTCCTGCCGCTCTGCCCGTCGTGACATGACTTCCTCCCCTAGCTGCTGTCGATTACGAAGATCGTAGTCACCCACTCGACCAATTTCGAGCGGCTTTGGCGGGGTTACCTCCACCGCAGGAACTCTCTCCAGTAATGCTCGGTCTGCTTTCTGACCAACGAGGAGAGGGGGTGAGCGATGCAGACCGACAGCGTGATCCGCGCCGTGCCGATGAGCGCCATCACCAAAGGCGCCTAGGTGAAACGCTTGGGCGGCAGGGGGCTTGCTCGCTCCGCCCAAGCCATTCGGTCCGACTGCGGCGCTTATGCTCGGCGGAAATGGCGGCAAAGCCCATCAACAGCCGGCTCAACCTCGGACAGGACCACACGCAGGCGCACACGTGGATCCGCCACGAGCTCGCGCCGGTCCTCGCTGCAGCGAACTTCGACATCGCCGGCGCATCCGAAAGCACGACGACGTTCGAGCGTCGCTACCTACCAGGCTGGGCGCTCGTCTTAGGCATCCTGACGCTCCCAATCGGTCTCCTTCTCCTCGTGTTCGCTCGAAACACCGACGTTGTCGCGATCTCCCTCAATAGGGAGCGGGACTGGATTATCGCGTCGGTCAACGGCATGGGCCCGACGAAGGTCCAAAGCCTCTTCGAGAGGTTGGCGCGAGACGGCGTCGCGATGCACATGACCGACATGCCTCCCCCTCCGTCAACCAATCAAAAGGAGAAGATATGAGGCAACGCCTGAACAACAATGCAGGCTCGCTCGCTCTGCTGGCCTTGATTGTCTCGCTGCTCGGCACCGGGGCCGTCGGGGCCAACGCCGTCGGCGTCCTCGTCGGCTCGAAGCAGATCCGCAACGGCTCAATCCTGACCCAGGACATACATAAGTCGGCCGTGAAAAGCAGCGACATCGGTCCGGCAGCAGTGCAGTCGACCGACGTGGAAGATGGCGCCATCGACTCCACCGACATCGGCAATGGCGAGGTCGAACCACAGGACGTGACGATGCCGGATCCCGCGCAGCTGAAAGAGAGTGACGTCGCGACCTTCGTCCCGACGGTGGACTTTGCCTTGCTCGATATCGTCGGGTCCTACTCGAAGGACGACCCGACCTCCGTGCTCGAGGTTGACTGGACGGGGTCTGTCGAGGGCCACAATGGCGGCGAAGCTTCAGGCTGTGTCTTTCAGCTGCGCGTCGATGGCCAGCCACCGGCAGGTGGCGGCGGAGAAATCTTCGGAAAGGGCCTAACCAGTGCCTCAGCGTCGGCGCTTTTCCCAGGTCTTGCGGCGGGTCCCCACCAAGTAGAGATCTGGGCCCGGAAGGTTCTGCCGAACACCGGCATGGGCGATAGCTGCACCGTGGGGCCGGCGGAGGCCGGCATCAAGCAGACGGTTGTCGTCAGCGAGCTGGTGGTCTAGCGCTTCGCGGGTGAGACGAAGTGGTGGGTGCCCTCGCCGAGAAGCAGGATCGGTAGCACGACATCGATGATCATGCTAACGCTGGTCTGGTCGATGACGATGCCGGAGGCGCCCGCCACCGCAATCACCCCGGCGAGAATGTAGCTGTTGGCGCGCGCCGGGTAGCGTCGGTATAGGGCGATCGCAGCGGCGGCGAGGCGTTTGGCCAGATCGCCGGCGAACTTCGCGAGCTTCGTCATCGGCTCTTCCCCTTCTCACCGCGCCTGTGCGTCTCCACGACCGGCACCTTGCGGCGCTCGCGGCCGTTGTGCAGCATCAGCCACTTCTCCGACCGGCGCCGATTGAGGAGCCCCTCGACGACGACGCCCCCGGCGTGCGACCAGTCTTCCCACTCGCGACCGACGCGCTTCCAATCGCCGCGCCGCATCGGGACCATGATGTCCGGGTCGTCGAGGATGCCGCTGCCGCAGTTGAACACGCCGGAGATCAGCGCGATCCGCTGGCGGATGCTCAGCTTGATCCCCTTCGTCCTCTCGGCGACGACGCGGGCGGCGGAGCTGAGGTCGTGCGCCAGCACCTTCAGCGCGTAGCGCCGGCTCCAAGTCGTCCCCGAATGCGGGATCGGCTCGCCGGCGTAGTGCGTGTGGCCGTAGCCCTGAGTCCAGACGTCGGGGCTCGCGAGGGTGTCGAGGTAGGCGGTCGGGAGAAACCCCTCCCATTTCGCGACGAAGCGCGCCGCCCAAAGCAGGGACCAGCGCTTCACACGAGCCCCCGCTCGATCAGGCGGTTGTGCGGGCTGGCGCTGAAGTTCGTGTGGTGCTCCTCGCTCGCGCTCGAATACGGCCTGTATACGCGATACCCGAGGCGGCTGAGGACTTCGCGCAGCTGGGTCGCGTAGCTGGAGTCGATGCCCTCCTGCCACCACTCGAGCGGCTCGCCGACCGCGCCGACGACGCCGTCGCCGATCCGCATATGGGTCCCCTGAGTCGGCGGGTTCGCCGGCAGGAAGCCCGGAAGGCCGCGGATGAAGCCGTCGTAGAGTTCCTTCTGAGTCGACTTGCCGAGGCGGTGCAGAAGGCGTTCGACCCACGGCGGCTTGTCGCGCCGGTCGCCCGAGGTGGCGACGCCGTCCCAGCTATTCCGTCGCGCGTCGAGCAGCGCGAGCTTCTGCCCGAGCGGCATCGGCGTACCGTCGAGGACCGCCTCGTGATCGAGGCCGTGGCGCCGAGCCTGGACCTTCGCGATTCGATGCTCGAGGTAGGCGACGGCCTTGCGCGCCCTGCGGACCTTGCGGGTGCTGGTGCGCTCGTCGTGCGCTTCCCGGTTGCGGCGGCGAAGCTTCGGACGGAGGCGGTGCATGATCGGGTCGGTCATCGCCGCCGACTATCTGACGACTCAGCAGAGGTGCAGCAGCTCCCGGGTGTAGGTGCAGACTTCTTCCACCACGTGTTCGACATCGCCAGTGACTTCTTCTACCCCGTCGACAACGGAGTCGAGCCCTTGCGGAGGCGTGGATTCGGTGCTCGGTGCGCTAGGGCTTGGCTGCGTCTCCGGGCCAGAGGGACTCCCCTGACCCGGGGCTAAACCAGATGGATTCTGAGATCCGCCAGGCACCACCCCCTTCCGGGTCGCCGATCGCATCAGCGCGAGAAACGCCGCTCGGCAGTCCTCACTGTGGGCGCAGGCGCCAAGCCCAACCTCGATCCGCCGGGCGCAGACCGCGAGATGTTCCGCGTCGTCGAGGATCGACGCCTTGCAGGCGGCCGTGGCGCGCACAACCCGCGTCACCTGCGGCTCTATCCGATTGATGTCGGTCTGCGTCTGGTGACTGGTCACGGCCGCGTAGATCGACACCACGACAACGAAGCCGAACGCGATCCTCTGGCGGGCGTCCCTATTCACGACGCCGCCCCTTCCCCAATACGTCGATCAGTCCGTAGGGCAGCACGAACTCGCCGACGCCCATCAAGACCGCCGCAACGATGAGCGTCACCGGCCGCTCGCCGGCGCGCCCGCTCAACCCCTGCACGATGAAGACGACGAAGCCGCCGATCTTGAAGACCGTGTCGAGGGCTAGAGAGACGATCTCGCGTGCGCGTGACAAGCACCTGCTCCCTCTCCATCCTCGGCGTGGGCGGTCATACCCGGACTATCCGCCGCGCAAGTCCCCGTTCTGGGCAAGGCGCGCCTGCAGGGCGGTGATGGCGTCGTTCACCTGGTCGACCTCCACGGTGACGACCGGCACCGCTTTGCTGGCGGCATCGACCGAGACGCGCTTGATCGGAAAGGTCGTCCGCCGGTCCGGCGTGGAGTCGAGCGCGAAGAGAGAGGGAGAGGGCAGCACGTCGGGGATGCGAAACGCTGAGCCGTCAGCGCGCATGTAGTGGGGGGCGAGCTTACCTCGCGTCACATGGCGGATCGGCTGGGAGAGGACGGCGCTGCCTCGAGCCGGCGCGAAACCGCCGCTGAGCGCCAGCAGGGCGTCTGCGAACGTTTCGGCGCCGGCTTCCGTCAGCGTGCCGCCGTCGACGGTTTCTTCGCGAGGGATGCCGTTGAGGTCAGGGACATCGGCGGTGCGGGTGACTTCCCGCTGCACGCCGGACTTATCGGTGTACAAAACATGGACGGTGTCGAATAGCGTCGCCGTCTCAGAGTGCAGGTTGCAGCTGTCGCACTCGGCCCGGAAGGCAATCCAGCTCGGCGCATCGTCGATCGACCGGTAGTCGAAGTAGCCGTCGTTGGAGGTGTCAAGTGGGGAGTCCGGCCCCCACGTCCCCCAAGTGCGGTGGTGGCGCTCGTACTTGTTCTGCTCGGCGACCACGTCCTCGATCTTGGTTCGCTCAAAGAAGGCGGCCTGTTCGCAGACAAAGGTCGTTTCATCGACCCGGCGGACGGTAATGCCAGTGGCCCGTTCGACAGCGTCGACGATGATCTGGGAGTTGAGGAAGCCACTTGGTTCGGACCCCTGCTTGACCAAGCCATGGCGTCCTTGGACTGCGAGTGTGCGCATCTCGAGTCGCCACTCGCCATCGCCGGTGAACGCCCCCAAGAAGAGAAGTTGCACATAGGCGAAGACTCGCGCCACCCCGGACGCAGCAAGCGTTCCCGCCCCTTGGGCACCGCCGATCACGGCTTCGTTACTGGCGCCGCCAACCTCTGCGTCCCTGAGCTGCAGCGCGGCAAACCAAGATCCTCCGAGAAAATTTCCGTAGCCGCCAGAGCTACGGTCGTAACAGGAGCGGTTGTAATCGATCGCGCCGATGGGAATGCCTGCGGCGTCGTACCAAGTCTCGATCACCCCGTAAGGAGGGCCGCCGTTCGCAAGGCGAGTGAAGGTCAGCGCCAAAGACGGGCTCCCTGACTGGCCAGGTCGGATCTCCGAACTGCCCATGTCGGTGACGTAGCTGGTGCCAAGGGCGACAACCCGTGGATTCGGGATCGATCCCCAGCGCGAAAAGTCCTGGTCGATGTAGATCTCCCGCATCGTCGTGTCCTTCAAACGCGCGCCGAGTCCATATGCCGTCACCCCGATCTCCCCGGTGCTCTCGCCGCCGCGGTTCGTCTCCTCAACGCGGCCCTGCCAGAGCACGTCGATCCCGTCCATCACGCGTAGGAGATTGCCCCGCTCGATCTCAGGGCTGCTGGTGAACCAGCTGCGCTTCAGCGTGAAAGTGCAGGTCTCGTCGCCACCAGGATTGACCGAGGACCAGTTGAGGCCCTCGATGTCGCCGGTGACGTCGTAGGAGCCGGAGGTGACGCGGATCGCCATGTTGGCGACTATCCGGCTGGATCAGCGCAGATAGGCGAAGCGCTCACGAACGGCAATGTCGACGCTGATTTGCCGGTTCCCGACAAAGTCGTCTTCTTCGTCTCCCGCCCGATCACCTCCGAAGATGAAGACGGCGGCCGCCCCACTCGCAGCGGGCGATCCAAGCGGCGGCAAGGTAGGAGGGTTCCCTCGATACTGCGCGGTGAGGTCCCGAATAGGCGCTCCCGTGGCTACGAAGCTCCCTACCGCCGCATACCTCGTCACCTGCTTTCGGAGTCCGTCCACCTCCCAGCGCCAGACATCCGAGTGCACGATGTCCTCAGTCAAAAGCCCCACCGATTGGTCGACCGGCACGGTCCAGATGCTCTCGAGCTGTATCGGGTAGGTCGCGACCGCAGTAGCGCCGCTCGCTCCTACGTAGAAGATCGAAACGCCGATGCCCCCGGGGTCATTAAAGACCGATATGGCTCTCGTCGCACCAAAGCTCGCTACCGAGATCTCTCCGAAGTCCAAGATCTGCCAGCGCCCGGTCACGACCGACGCCAGAGAAACCATCCCCGTTCCGCCAGCTCCCGAACCACCACAGATCCAGTGCAAGCCGCCGCTGGCGGATAGTCTGCGAACCGAATGCCGAAGAGCGCCAAGCATTCGATATCGCCCGGCATCCTGAAGGCGAAGCGGCAGGTAGGCCAGGGGCTCCCCGTCAACGAAAATGCTCGGGTTGAGTCCCGTGGGAGTTACTTTCCAGGCTTTGTACTGAGAGGCGGTCCTTCCGGAGGCGCCGACAACCGTGGCTGCTGGCATCGAGACGGGTGAAGCCATCTGCGCGGGCTTGAATATTGGGTCCCACCCGCTCGCCACCGGGTATTTGACGCCATACCCAACGACCGGCCGCAGGAATCCGGATTCAGTTCCGTAAGACGCCAGCCTAATGTTGATCACCGCCTGGGCGGCTTGGTCCCCCAGGATGCCCGTTGCCGACACGACCAGAGGGCCGGTCCCGATGGCGGAAGCGATGGATCGCGTAGTGCCGGTATGCCCAAAGGGCCGCGTCCACAGGTGCAGCATGCACCGAGCGCGCGCAGATTGATCGAGCCAGAACTCAAAGGTGATCTCCAGGCGCCCGCGCTCAAGGTCGAAGAAAGTGGACTGCGATGCGCCACCAGATCGGTACTCGACCTGCTCACCCTTCTTCAGCTCGCTATTGATGTCCCGCACTAGCTGGTAGAGCGCATCGGTGTTTGCCGCCTTCAGGATCAGGGGATAGCTCTGAAGTCGGTTCCCGACGGCGTCACCGACAAAGGCTTGTCCCTCAGTGAAGGCGGGGGCGCCGCTGAACTGCGGCTCGCTGTACTCGGAGTTGGCGGGGTCGAGACCGGCGTCGTGGGCGTTCTGGATGAACGTCGAGAAGTCCCGGTCCCCGATTTTCAGAACTTGGGCCATCGCGCCGACTATCGGCCGGGAGCGAAGGCCCGCCGCCGCCCTGCCGCTCCCAGCTGCTGGTCGACCTTCGCGATCTTGCCATCGACCCGCGCATCGACCAGCTCGACCAGGGCGCCGGCCTTGTCGCGGAGCACAAGCGTCACCTGAGGCGGTCCTGCGGGCGCCGCGGAGCCGATCGAGAACTGCGAGCCGGCCGGGCCCTTGGGATCGGGGACAACCTGCTCGTCGCGGTGGAGCATCGCCATGCCGCTGCGGCCGATGCGCAGCCCTCCGGTGCCCTGCATGTAGGCGCCGAGGAAAGGCACGCCGACACCCAACTCACGGAAGAAGTCCCCGAAGACGCGGGTCTCTCCCTGGGAGAGCTGGAGGTTCTGTTTGTCCTGGAGCGCGAGGGCTTCCTTTGCCGCCGTCCAAGCCGAATTGCTGTCGCCTGCTTCATCAGTGTCGAGGCTCGTTTCTGCCTGGCTGATCTTCAGGCCAAGTTCGCGGATCGCCGTCTGCGTCTCCCAGATCGCCCCGCCGAACTTGCCCGCCTCGGGCATGCTCGGGAGCGCGTCTATGAAGGCGTGCTGGTCGGGCCAGTGGATGCCTTGGACGCTGACGAGGGAGTCCTCGAAGGTCCCTGAGCCCGCCGGCGGCGGGTCCGGGGGCCGCAGGGGCGACATCGTGCCAGGGAAGGCAGGCTGCCCGGGCGGCTGGATGTTGTTGGCCTCGCCGAGCCAGGGGACGCCGCCGTAGAAGCGTTCCCGGCCCTGGGCGATCGTGTCGGTGAACCCGCGGTTGCGCTCCCGCAGCATCGGCAGCTTGGCGCGCATCCGGTCGCGCATTTCGACCATCAGATCGCGCTTTTTGATCTCCTGCTTCAGCCAGTCGGGGTAGTCGGCCGGTCCTTTTTTCGGGTGATTTGACTGCCAGGTGTTGATGTCGCGCCGGGTCTTCTCAATGACGTCGCCAGTCTCGTCGGTGTAGCGGTTGATCGAGCCCATCTCCACGCGCGCCGAACGGGCGCCGCGTTCCCAGCCCATCTCCAGACCGGTCGCCTTGCGCTCGGCGCTGATGATCGTGTTGCGCCAGTTGGCCTCGGTCGCCAGGACGTTTTCGTAGGCGCCCCTCTCGTTGCCTTCGACGTAGCTCTTGAACTGGTCGATGTATGCCTTTTCGGCTGCCGAGCGTTCCTCGTCGGTGGCGGTGGGCGGCAGGATCGGGGCCTGGGGCTCGGTTCCCACGACCTGAGACGCGAACTGGTCGGCGCGCTCGTAGTCCTTCTGGCGGTCTTCGATCGACTGCTCGAACCCGACCAGGCTCGAGAGCTGACGGCCGAGCTTGGCGTTGAAGCGCTTTTTCGCTTTCTCAAACCGCAGCTTGTGCCGCGCGTCGTAGAGCTGGCGTAGGAAGTTTTCGATGTCGGTGAGGTTCTTCCGAAGGGCGCCTTCGACTTTCGGCTTGCCTTTGTCGGCAGCTTTTTTGATCGCTCGGCGATAGAGCCCCGCTTCTTTCTGCCACTGAGTGATCACCTTTTCGACGCCCTTAAGGTTGTCGGGGGTCGAGGGGAAGCTGAGCGAGCCGGTGCGCGCGCCGCTGTAGGTGCCGGGGACCTTTTCGTCGGGCACGTCGGCAGCGCCTGAACCATCGCCGCGCCAGCCATCGGTCCACTTCTGGCCCTCTGCCTTCCACGGATCGTAGGCGTCGGGATACGCCGATCCCTCGACGGCCTGAGCGATATCGCCGGGGTCGCTCATCTTGTGGCTGAGGCCGATGCCGCCGCCTTCGTAGTAGCCCTTGCCAAACCACTGGACGGCCTGGGTGTAGGCGTTGTCGGAGGGAGAGACGCCTTCGAAGTCGCCGGTCAGCTGGAACGTATTCCCGGTCGACCCCATGTTGCTCTCCTGGGTGGCGGCCATCATCGAGGCAACCCGAGCGAGGTGGTTGGCGCCGGTCGTGTCGCCTGCCTTCTGGATTTCGCCAGCGGTGTGCATCTGCTGAGCGGAGGCGGCGATGCCCTTCACGGTGTAGCCGTCGCCGGCGAAGCCGCCTTCGGCCATCCCCTTCAGCAGCGTCTCGACGAATCCACCGATCGCCATCGCGAAGTGCAGGTGGTCCATGTGGGCGGGGATCGGCGCCCCGGTGTCGAGGTCGTGGTTGCGCCAAATCACCTGGCGGTGAGGGAGCTTCAGCAGCTGTGGCGCCAGCCAGTCGAGCGAGGACATCTCGCTGGATCCGTGGCCACGCGGCGCGGCGTCGTCGTTGACGTCGATCGCGTGGCCACTGTTGTGATCAGACCCGGCGGTGTGGACCGGGTGAACGCCACCGAATGCCGGATGCTCGCTGACCTCGTAGCCGAGACCCTGCAGCGAGTGGCCGACCTCGACGATGTCGCCACCGGAAACTGCCTTCATGTGCTCCTGCAGGTACTTGGCCGCAGCCGCATGCGTTTGGTCGATCGCAGCTTGGCTGAGCGCGCCGATCAGCTCGGGACCGTGTATCTGAGGATGGGAAAGCTTGGCTGCCGGTCCGGTAAATCCGCCCTTCGCGAAGTAGTTCGGGCGGCGCGGTCCGGAGAACATCTCGCCGAGCGACCCGTTTCGGGTGACGCCGAGGGCCTTGCCCACTGCAAGCCCGGCCTGGACTTCCGGCTGATCGTGAACGGTGAGCACGGCCTCGCGGCCGCCGAGGACCGCATGGACATGGTCCCGTCGGTCGCTGCTGTTGACGAAAAATCCACCCTCGGCCTTCGGCGTTCCTCCAATGCCGTTCTGGGTCTGTTCGCGAGTGTGGTGGTACTGCGATGCCGCCGAGAGCACCGTGAGGGAGAAGTGGGGAATCTTCGATGAACCCGCCGCGGCGAGAGCGTTGGAGAGGTTGTCGAAGATGTTTGCGAGAGCGGCGCCGGTGTCGGTCGCACCTTCAGAGGCCGATTTGGCGACGTTCGCCATCGCCGAGGCGGTACTCATTTCGACCTGTCGACTCGTGGCCCCGAAACGGGTAGCGAGCGCAGAATTCAAACGGTCGGCGGAGCCTTTTACGAGCTTCCCCTTGGCCTCCATCGTCCGCGCCATGCCGACCATCGCGTTCTGCGCCGCTTCGCGGGCGTCCTTCGGCATCTTGGCCAAGTCAGATTTGATCTGGGCGATCTGGCCGCGGTTGACCTGACCGGCCTTCCGCCACCCATCAGCGAAGCCCGCCGCGATCTGGAAGGGGTCCTCGCCCTGCACCAGCTTTTTCTCACGAAGCAGGTGGGCGATCTCGTCTTGACCCGCCTTGGTCTCGATCACCCCGCTCTGCATGCCGGCGCGAATCGCCGATATGGCCGCCTGCATGTTGCGTGCCGTGGCGACCCGCCACTCGTCGGACCCTGCAGACCAAGCTTCGCCGATCTCTACGCTATTGCGGGCGACGAGCTGCTTGATATCTGCCATGCGCTTGACCACCCCAGAGCGCAGGTCCTCTTCGTTCTCCTTGATGTCGAGCCGCAAGTCAACGGTCTGCGTCACCGCCTGCAAGCGCTGGCGCAAGGGCTCGAGTGATGCTTCGGAGCTGCCTTCCTCTATCCCGATTTGGATCATGCCGCGGAGGTCATTGGCCACACCCTGCAGGTCCCGAACGCCATTTCGCTGCAGCCCCTTGGCCAAGTTGGGGCCGAAGTGCTGATCGAAGGATTCGGCGACGGATACCGCTAGCTGTTCGCCCATGCTCGGTCCGGCTTCGGGGATGATTCCGAAGGTGGCGGCGCTGGCCGCATTCTGCAGATGGGCGCTCACGCCGTCAGCTGGAGCGATGAGCCCAGCGATACCACCTCCGGCGACCATCGAGATACCGAAGCCTTTGAGGAAGCTTTTGCCCCACTCGATGCCTTTCGATTTACCGCTAGGCACATCTACCTCGGGCGTTACGACCGGGGCCGGGATAGCCCCGCGCTGCACTCGAGGTGCTGGTCCACGAGCGGACCTCGAGCGATTGCCGCGGCCGTCGGCGATGACCGTCGTTGCCGGCATCGCGCCTTGTGCCGCGATCGCCTCGGTCATCCCGACGCTTACCTGGGTGCCGGCTTTGGCCCCGGCGGCGCGGAGCGCCGCGAAGCCGCCGAGCTTGGTGAAGAGCCATGCGCCAATGACGAGCTTGCCGAGAGCGTCCGATTTCAGGAAGCCGGTCGCGAAAGTCTCGGCGGCGGTGACGGCGCTGTGGCCCGCCGCCTCGGCGATGCGCGGTAGGGCGAAGTTGAATGCCTCGACGAGGCCTTCGGTGATGTCGTCTTTGAGCCCGCTGTCTTTCCAGACCTGCCCGACCGCTTCGGCCAGAATTTCTGCCTTCTGCCCGATGTCCCCTTGCTTGAACTCGGGCGTGGCCATCGCTTCATCGAGGGCTTTCTGGAGGTGCTTGCCCTGTTCATTGACGAAGTCAGTCGCATCGAGGAGCGCCGCCTTCAGCGGCTCGGAGAAGTTTTCGTACAGCTCGATCTCGACGGTTTCGAATGAGCCCTTCAGCTGTTCGAACGACCCTTTGACGGTGTCGTTCATGGTCTTGGCGGCCTTCGCGCTGGCGCCGTCGGAGTGTTCGAACTCCTTCGTGAGACGCGCGAGCTTGGCTGGTCCCGCTTCGACCACGGTCAACATCCCGGAGAGGGCCTCAGTGCCAAAGATGGAGGCCAGCGCGTGAGCCTGTTCAGACCGGCTGAGCCCCTCCATGCCTTCCTGCAACTCGGCGACGATTTCAGGGAGCGACCGCAGGCCTTTCGGGCCCTGCATCTCTTCGGCCGTGAGACCGACCTCCTTCAGGCCTTCCTTCACCTGTTTGGTCGGCTTGACCAGACGAAGGAGACCACCTCGGAGTGAGGTGCCCGCCTGCTCGCCCTTGATCCCGGCGTCGCCCATCAGCGAGACAGCGGAGATCATTTCCTCGAAATCCATCCCGGTGGCTCGGGCAATTGGACCGATGTACTTCAGGGAGAGCTGGAGGTCTTCCATCTCCACCGAGGAGCTGTTGACCGACTGGGCGAGGACGTCGGAGACGTGGGTGCTTTCTTCGGACTGGAGCCCGAAGCCACGCAGGGCGTTGGAGCTAATTTCCGCGGCGGTCGCCAGGTCGACGCTTGAGGCAGCCGCGAGCGAGAGGGTCCCCGGCAGCGCTTTCTGGGTCTCCTGCACATCGAAGCCGGCCGAAGACAGCTCGTACATCGCTTCGGCCGCCTCGTTGGCGGAGAACTTCGTATCGGCACCGAGTTTGATCGCCATCCCGCGCAGCTGGTCCATCTCCTCGCCGGTGGCGCCAGTGACGGCCTGCACGCGGGCCATCTGCGACTCGAATTCCGCGCCGGTCTTGATTGCCGAGGCGATGCCGACGACGAGCGCGCCGCCGACCGCGAAGCCGGCCGTCCTCGCGAACGTGCCGACCCCGCGCAGTGATTCCTTCTGCTTGTTCAGGGCAGCGTTGAATGCCGCGGCGCCCCGGGTCTGGCCGGCGACCTCCCTCCCGAAGCCCCGGATCGAGCCGCCGGCGCCGGCGAGCTCGCGTTTCAGCGGGCTCGCGTCGGCGTCGACGATTACACGGAGGTCCTCGGTCACCTACCGGCCCCTCATCTGGTTCTGCTTCTGGCGCTGTTCAGCCCACCAGGCATCCGTCTCATAGCCGTCCCAGGAGTCCGGGTCGGTGACGGTCTGGCCAGCCTCTGCCTTGCGGGCACGATTGAGCTCGACGAGCCAGCGCTGCAGCTCGCGCCAGCCCATGCGACGCCAGAAGTCCGGTGGCCAGCCATAAAAGCGGCAGAGCCCGCCTACGACCTCGAAGAAGCTGATTTCTTCGATCGCCCCTTCGTCGCCTTCGTCGCACGTTTCGTAGGGCGCTCGTCCTCGTCCTCCACTTCGGTCGTGCCGCCGCTGTAGAGGGAGACGACGAGTACGCCGAGGCGCCGCGGTCCGATCGGCAGCTCCTCGAGGTCGGGCTGCTTGATCTGAAATAGCTCCAGCACGCGGCTGTAGAGCTCCTGCAGGCGCTCTTGTCCGCTGCCCTCCCCCTCGGGATCGTTCAGTGCGTCAACGAGGCGCTCAATCTCGATGTAGTCGGGGATCGGGATGTCCCCGGGCAGGTCGTAGATGGCCCCTTCGCATCGAACGTGAAGGTTCTCGGGCACTGCTGCGTCGAGGTCGACGATCTTCTGGGCCATCAGGCCACCTCCGGTGTCGTGTGCTGCGGGGAGGTGGTGCTGCGCCGGATCCGCTTATCGGCCGCCCTCAGAAAGCCGAAGCTCTCCGCTGCCGACTATCAGACGAGAGCCGCTAGAAGGCGCCGCCGGAGGCGGTCTGCACCCGCGTATAGACCTGATGCGTGGCGCCGCGGACGCCCATTGCGGCCACGTCGAGGTACATCGTCTTGCCGTCGGGGTCGAGCTTGTTCACTCGCGCGCCCGTGTAGACGATCAGCGGGTGGTTCAACTCGAAGAAGCGAAGGCCGGTGCCGGCACCGAACTCGGTGTAGGCCTGGAAAGCGCCCGTGGCGAGACCCAGAGCGTTCGGGCTGATCGTGGTCCCGGCGAGGTAGTGGACCTTGTCGTACATCGACGCACTTTCGTACTTCAGCGTGAACTCCAGGCTGGAGTCGAAGTTGAGGGCGACGACGTCCTCGCGGAAGAGGCTGGTCGTGCGGATGTCGGTGTCGAGTCCGCGCTCGATCGTCGATTTGAACTTGGTGATCTTGCTGTTGCCGGCCCCGTCGATCGAGTAGGAGCCGCCCGGGAAGAAGTAGGGCTGGCCGGTCTCCCGCGCGGGGGTCAGCGCGGACGCAGCAGCGTTGCGCCGGTAGGGAGTCCCGCCGGCAACCATCGAGTGGGTGATCTTGATCGGCCGTCCCGCTTCGCCCTCGATGACCATGTTGGTCATCTGGACATTCGAGACGCGCTCGATCACGTCGCCGAAGAGCTGCTCGGCGGTCAGGTAGGGAAGGGTCGACGTCGGGGTACCGATGTGGACCTGGGCGGCGCCTGAGGCGGCGCCGAGACCGGTGATGACGTTGTCGGCGCCGAGGGTCCAGGCGGCGCCGCGGGCGGCGCGCTCGGGCCGGGCGTTGGCGACGACGTCGCCGTCCATCGAGATCGCGGTCTTGTGGACGAACCCGACTTCCTGGCCGTCGCCGCCCTCGCGGACGGAGTCGGTCTGCTCGTCGAGCTCGAGGCCAGTGCCGTCAAGGTGGCGGAAGAAGAAGAAGGTCGACGCCTCTTCGTCCTTGGCCGCCTGCTTGCCGAGCGCGAAGTAGTTGCTTGGCTCGTTCGTCGGGCGTCCAGGCATCAGGCGTTCTCCCCGGAAGTGGTCTCGTCGACCGGGGTCTCGTCAACGGGCTCGCTCGGCTCAGGCTCGGTGTCAGCCTCTGCCTCGCGGATGGCCTCGACAATCCCGTCGTGGACGAGAGCTTCTACCTCCGCCTTCGTCGCGTCGCTCGGCACTTTGGTGCCCAGCTTTTTGGCAACTTTCTTCAGGTCGGCGACGGAGTCGAGCACTTCCCAGTTGCCGGAGGCGAGCGCCTCGGGCAGCGGAATCTCGACGACGGTCTCACCGGGCACCAAGACGGTGTTGTCGATCAACTTGGCCTCGTAGGTGCCGACCCAGCGTGCGTCGACGACCCGAACCTCGCTCGCGGCGGCATCGAAGGTCTGGGTGACGATCTCGGTCATCGCGCCCGACTATCGGACGGGGGCACCGCTCTCAGGCGTCTTCGTCGGTCTTGACCCAGATCCGAATGCCCGACCAGGAGAACCACTCCCGCGGGTTTTCCGGGTCATCGACAAGCGTCCGCCCGGGGGCCGTGCCCCGCAGGCCGGTGCCCCAGCCAGCCTCGCCGAGGCGGCGACCCGCCAGGGAGACGCGGGCGATCGCCGTCGTCCACCGTCGTAGCTGCCAGGACAGCGCTTCTTGATCGGAGGACTGGTCGTAGGCGACGATCAGCAGCTCGTGCTTGCCGGTGGCGGAGAAACCGGTGTCGTCTTCGAACTGGGATGGCGCGTCGCCGATCCCGATCACCGGCGGATTGAGGAGATCGGACGGCGGCGGGATGTAGGTGAGGATCTCCGGCTCGGCCAGCGTGAAGCCGTCCGCGACGGAGTCGTTGATCTCTGCGATTGCCGCCGGCAGCTCGCCCTTCAGGCGCTGCTCCAATGCTCTGATGACGGGCTCGTTGAGGTCGATGGTCATCGCCGCCGACTATCCGCCCACTTCAGAACTACAGCCCGGCAAGCTTCTCGCGGCGGATGCTGTTCAGCCACTCGACGAAGTAGCGGTCCCACTGCCGGCGGTCGGTCTCAGGGATCTCGACCATCTTGCGCTGTGGCATCCCGTCCTTACCCTGCTGATGGCGAAGCGCGTATTTGGGGGCTTTCGGGTCATAGACCATCCGCCGAGGGGAGACATGTACGGAGCTGCGGGCGATCATCGCCTCGCGCATGGTGCCCTTGAAGACGAGGATCGGCTCGTCGCCGACCTGCTCGCGCTTCCACCGTTCGTACTGCGGGTTCAGCTCCTGCCACTTCGAGCCGTGGCCGAAGGTCCCCTCGGTGCGGAACTGCTCGAAGACATCGCGCAAGACGGCGTCGCCGACCTGTTCCAGCGGCTCGGTGAGGTCCTCGGCCTCGTGCGCTGCGGCCTCGAAGGCGCGCGCATACTGAACGTCGCCGGCGACGTCGAATCGAACCGTCTGCAGCGGCATGTCTACAGCGCCATGTTGCGGGTGAAGAACGGTGTTGCCGCACTGCTTCGCGGACCGTAGCCGCCGAGCGGCATCCCCAGCGCCGTATCGCGCTCTGCGTCGAACTCCACCGTTCCTTCCGAGAGCATCTTCTGCGCCGACTCCCACATCTTGCGCGCCTCTTCGCGGCGGTCGGAGTTCTTTGCCGCCATCTCGACGCGGTAGGCGGCGCCGATCGCGTTGTAGCCCTCGAGCGTTTTGAAGGCGAAGGGGGCCGTCGTCGGCGAGACGGGCACTGAATAGCCGCGCTCGCGCAGGATGCCGTCGAGGACGCCGGCAGTCTCTTCGAGGTAGCCGACCACCTGCTCTTCGGTGATCTCGGTCTTGCCGCTCGGGACGCTGGCGGCGGGCATCACTGGGCGGCCCAAGTTCATCCCGCGCACCTGGTCGACGGTCGCGTAGGCAGACTGCGGGTAGTAGGTACCGATCGTGCTGGCGCTCATTTCGCTGCCAGGGCTTTCTTGATTTCGACGGTCGGGTTATCGCTCTCATCGAGGGTCTCGACCGCGGGCGGATCGGCCGCTTCATCCCAGACGACGCGCAACTCGCCTTCGTAGAGGCCGTGCGCGATCTCGACATCGTCATCGTCGGTCTCGGTGGTGTCGTCGGCGGCCCACTCGTATTCCCAGTTGAGCTCCGGGCCTTCCGGGTCCTCTGGATTCGGAATCGGTGGGTCGATCGCTTTGGCCTCTCCCTGGATGATCCGGGTGGCGCTCTTGAGCGTCAGCTCGAGTTTGTCTGCGTCGGCCAGTGGGAGCAGCTCGCCTTTGGCGTTCGTCGCCGACCCCTGCAAGGGCGGGTAGGTGTCGCCGGTCTTCATGGTCCTGTCAGCCATCGATGTCCATCTCCGTGCTCACGTCTGCGATCGTGAGGCGACTATCTGGTGCGGCGAAGGTCAGGCAAGTGGTGCGGCCGGCGACCGCCAGGCGCGTCACGCGAGCGACGAGGCTCAGCGCCTTCCCCGCGGCGTCGATCTCCACTTCCGTCGTTCGCGCGCTAATCCCGAGCGCTGTGTCGACCGAGGCGATCGACAGTTCGGCCGGCAGGTCGATGATCGGCAGCACCTTCGGGATGCGCCCGTAGGCGCCGTCGCCATATGCGCCGGAGCCGTAGGCGCTCACGACTCGCTCGGCAGGAGGTACGGGGTGGGCGTGCTGCCTTCGAAGGCTTCGATGGCTTCGGCGAATGGCATCTGGGCGTTCTTGAAAAGCATGAGCCGGTTGGACAGGGTGCCCGTCCCCGCCATATCGCCGACGCTGCCGTTGTTGTTGAGCAGGGCGAGGACCTGCGGCGTGCCGCTGACGACTTCCAGCGACCAACCGACGAAGTAAACGACGCCTGGTTCACAGGTAACTTTGGCGGCGAGTTCGGTGGCGCGGGGACCAACGGTGAGGAAGGAAGTTTTGACGCCGCCGCTGGTGGCAAGACGTTCCACTTTGGCACCGTTGGCGCGGAAGATCGCGGCTTCGACTTTGTCTTCGACACCGGTCCCTACCGTGCTGACTCCCCATCGCACGAATTTGAATTCGCGTTTCCTGGCAACAGTGAAGCGGTTGACGTAGAGCCGTTTAGCCACCGGCCCGAGCGTGGTGCCGGGCACGATCCCCATCGGGATCACGTAGGGCAGGAGGTCGTAGGGGTCATACTGCGGCAGCGCCAGCGGGTCGGCGCCCCCCAGTTGGTGCCGAGAGGCATGAAAAAGCGACGCCTTGCCAGCCTCGGCCGCTTCAGCGCGGGTTGCCTCGGCGCTGATTGCGCCGGCTGCCGCGCTCAGCCCTGCCGTATTGCTGGCGAGAACAAGGTCTATTGCCGCGAGGCGCGCAGCGACGTCGCTCTGCGCGCCCGAGGGGTTCAGACCTAGCTCGGCCTGGATCCTGTTGATCGCGCCTGCCGCCCCGTTGTGCCGGCTCGCGTGATCGCCCTCGCCTTCGGGGTCGGGGCCTTTGTAGAGCGGATCGGGTTTGCCGGTTACAACGTCGGTCTGGTTCTCGACGCCGACCGGCAGTTCGTCAAGGGTCGTCGGGTAGGCCATCGCCATCGACTATCCGGCGCTTCAGGACCTACGGCACCACCATGTGGCAGCTCTCGCAGCCGACGGGGCGACCGCCGATCTCGGTCTCCCAGGGCTGGATCGAGAGCGAGCCGATCACGTCGTCAACGTGGCCGACGACGCCGGCGCCGCTGGCGTCGAGGCAGCAGGTGGTGATCCGGCCGTCCGCGAGCACGACCGCCCAACCTGACCGCAGGAACTCGCAGGTGACGGACTCCTCGGGGATCGAGACCTGCCAGTCGAGCTGGCCCGCCCAGTCGAAGGCGAGGGTGGCGAAGGAGGCATTCGTCGCCGCCAGCAGCCCGGCCTTCTGTGCCGCGTCGATCGCGCCCTTGGCCTTCTCGGGACGGTGCAAGGAGATGTAGATCTCTGGCCGATACGGCGCCACTTCCTCGACCATCTGCTCGGTCAGCAGCAGCCCATTGGTCGAGAAGGTGATCGGATTGTCCGGCAGTGCCTCGCGAGCGAGGCGGACGAAGTCGACGAACTGCGGGTGCAGCAGCGCCTCGCCGAGCCCGGTCAGAGCCAGCTCGCCCTGCGTGCCGCGGGCGTGCATCTGCCGCGCCCACTCCAGCGCGCGCTCGAAGTGGGCCATGCTGATGTCGACCTTGTCGCGGCCGGAGCCGCCCTCGGCGACCGGCTTGTCTAGATCCTTCGACGGGCAGTAGACACAGCGCAGGTTGCACCTCGAGCTGATCTCGATCTGGTGGATCGACTGGATGGGGCGGGGATACTGCATCAATCGCGGCCGTAATCGAGGTCTGCCTGGATCTCGCGCTCAAGCCGCTTCTGCGCTTCCTTACGCAGCTGCTCGCCGATGGCCATGCAGGCGGCCGCGAACTCGTCGAACTTCATGACGGGATGACCTCGCCCTCGATCAGCCCGGCGACCTCGCGCGCGACCCCGTCCCAGCCGAGGTCGGTCGCCGCGGCCGGGCCCTCGGCCTGCGCCCATGCCTGCGTCTCCGCGCTGGTCAGCCCATCAACGATCTCGCGCACGAACCCGGCGCGCCAGCGGTCGCTGAGCGGACCGGAGTTGACCAGGCGTCCGACCTCGACCGTCTCCGAGAGCGCCCCCCAGTCGGAGGCGACGACGACGCAGCCGGCGGCCTGCGCCTCCATGGCGCCGATACAGCTGGTCTCGTGGAAGGGGACATTCTCGGGCGTGCAGTAGGAGGGGTGCGCCCAGACGAGGGAGCTGCGCATCAGCCGCGCCAACTCCTGCTGCGGCAGCGAGCCCAGCGACTGCGTGCCCTCGCTGGCGGCCGCCAGCTCCCGGATCCGGTCGCGGTGGGCGGCGATCGCCGGGTTCTGGTCGGCCACAGCGTCGTAGACGGCCGAGTAGCAGTAGGCGAGTTCGGCGTCGGGGACCTGCTTGCGGATCTCCGGCCACATCTCAAGCAGGACGTCGAGGCCGCGGTCCGGCGAGGACGTGTAGACCACGCGCTTCTTCCGCTGCGGCGCCTTGCCCTCGAAGTAGGCGCGTTCGATGCCGTTGCGGGTGCGGCGGATCCGGCCGCGCAGGAAGGGGTACATGCCGGCGACGTGTTCTTCGTGCCAGCGCGACAGGACGAGGACGTGATCGAAGGCCTCGGCGCGGGTGGCCGTGAGGCGATCGCCGGCGTCGGTGTCGTGCATCCAAAGCAGCCGTGCGCGGGCGTTGATGTGCCGATCGCCGACCTCCGGGATGCGGGAGGCGATAACCGCGAGGCGGCGCTCCATGGGGTCGAAGACGCTGTGGTGGCGGTAGATCACGTCCCGAAACGCGCACTGCTCTACCTCGCCGTAGACGGTGGCGATGTAGCCCTGTTCCGACAGCTCCTGTGCCAGCCGCACAGCGGCCGTCTCCGAGCCGCCGAGGCCGCGGCCCTCGATGTCGTGGGGTGACCAGGTCTCCCATCCGGGCCCGGCGTAGATGGCGATCTCGCCCCGGCGCTCGGCGGGGACGTAGGAGGCTGCGGTCACTCCGTCGTGTCCTACCACCATGTTCTGCAGGTGACCCCTTCGGCGGAGCATGTCGGCGAGGTCGACCGCGCGCAGAGCGCGGAGATGATGCGGATTCTGGCCGGCGCCGAAGGTGCCGTCGGGGGTGGAGATGTAGACGTGGCCGCCGGGCCTGGCCATGGTCTCCATAGCCTCAAGTAGGAGTTGAGGGTCGGGCACGTGCTCGATCACCTCGAAGGCGATCACCGCGTCGTAGCTGCCGGTCTTCAGCTGTGCATGGAAGGGCGCGTCGAGTGCGTTTCCGATGACGAACTCGCCGGCGAACTCCTCCGCCTCAAAGCGGCGACGGGCGATCTCGACGGCGTCGGGGTTCAGCTCGATGCCGTCGACCGTCACCTCGTGGCCCTGCTCACGCAGCCGCCGCGCGAGCCAGAGGGCGACGTAGCCGTCGTGGGCGCCGCAGTCGAGGATCTTCATGACGCTGCCTCGCGTCGCTTGATCTGGCTGCGCCGAACGGCGATCGACTTCAGCGAGCGATCTAGCTCCTCTGCAAGCTGGCGGTCGGGAATCGTCTGCTCCAGCACGCGCGCCTCTTCCCCTGCGCTCCAAGGCTTACGGCGCCCCCGATGTCCGCCGAAATCACCCGGCACGGACCCGGAGCGCGCGCTGTGGCGGCGCGCAGCGGCCGCGTACTTGTCCGGGTGGCGCATTCGGTAGCGGCGTTGCCGCTCGGTCCGGCTCATGCCGGCGCCCCATCAAGCTGCTCGCTGATGCCCTGCAGCAGGAATCCGCAGCGCGGCAGATAGGCGCCGATCTCGTCGACCTTCTCGTCGGGCGTGAAGTCCTCTGGCTTGCTGCCGCCGGTCTCGTAGTGCTCGGCGTAGCTGTCGGACTCCAGCAGTGGGTAGACACGCTCGCGCAGCTGCGAGCGCAGCGCGACGACCTCGGCGTGATCCTGGGCGAAGTGCGGAACGGCCTGCTCGAGGAGGATCAGGGCCTTCAGCTGCTCATCGTGGCTGGTCAACTGCCGGGCGAGCATGCAGACGGTCTTCGCCGTCGCCTCCCGCTGTCCCTGGGCGATCCAGCCCTGGCGCGCGTGCAGCAGACCCTCGTGGTCGGGGACGATCGCCAGCAGCTCCTCGGCGACCTTCAGGGCCTCTTCAATGCGACCCTGCTGGCCGAGCGCGCTGGCCAGGACCATCCGCGGCAGCACGGTGTAGTCGAGCGGGTTGACGATCAGCATCGTCTGCGGCTGGCCACGGCGCAGGACCTCCGCGGCCCATTCTGTTGCCTTCGCCCACTCGCCTTTCTCGTGATAGGCCTCGGCGAGGGTCAAGTAGGAGTCGGGCCACGAGGGCATCAGCCGGATGGCTTCCATCGCCGTGTCGATTGCCTCGTCGTGGCGGCCCTGGCGGATCCGCACACTGCCGAGTTTGCGGTGGATCTGGGCACGCTCCTCATCCCAGCCGGTCTTCAGCGAGAGGTAGTGCATGAACCACTCGCCGGCCCGATCGATCTCGTCTTTGATCAGCAGCTCGGTACCGAGATAGCCGACGACGCGAGGGTCCTCCGGAGCTTCCTGCACCCAGCGTTCGAGGATGCGCAGATTCCGCTCGTTGGAATCGCTCGGGTCCGGCGGGTGGTTGTGGACCCACTCGACGACATCGGGTGAGACCATCGACTGCGGACCCTTGATCAGCTGCGACTCGTGGACCCGGCCGACCCATTCGCCGGCGCCGCGGCGGACCAGGCGCTCCCGGACGAGGTAGCACGCGCAGTTGCCGTGGTGGTCGCGCGCGTAGTTGTAGCCGCAGATGTAGCCGAGCAGCTCCGGCGCGGCTTCGGTGGCGAGGCGGCGGAGGTTCTCGGCTCCACGAAGAACGTCGTCAGCGTCGGCCCAGCACGTCCAGTCGGTGTCGAGCAGCGAGTCGGCGTGGGCCCGCGCAGCGGCGAAGTCGTCGACCCACTCGAACTCGTCCACCTTGAAGCCGAGCGGCAGATCCTGCTCTTCTGCCCAGACCTCGAACTCGGCGACGGTCTGGTCCTCGCTGCCGGTGTCGACGAGGACGACCTGGTCGAAGGCACCCTCGATCGATGCGAGCAGGTTCGGGAGCGTCTTCTCCTCGTCGCGGACGATCAGCGCGAGGCCCACGGTGGGCGGGCTCATCGCGCCTCCATCTCAGCCTTGATCCGACGGTAGAGGCCCTTGACGCCGCCGCCGCCCGGTCCGCGCCGACGGCCAAGGCGCTTCGTCGACGTCGCCGGCCGCTGCGAATGGTCCTTCCCCCGAAAGCGGAGGCGCTTCTCCTGGTCGAACCCCGCGATGCCGACCGGTGGCGAGGGGGCGACGCGAGGCGACAGCTTCTTGCGGTTACGGGCGCCGATGTTGCTCACGCCCACGTCCCCCGCTTCCTCTGCCGCTCACGACGCTTGCGCCGCTTCGCCGCGTCCTTGTCGAGCGCCTTCTGCCGCGGCTTCGACTGCGCGAGGATCGGCTCCATGAGCTCGGCGTGGAAGATCTCTGAGCCGCGGTCAATCTTCGCCTGGCGCGAGCGGGTGGCGTGGTCGGCGTCCCGATTGCCGACGCGGTGCTGACGGCGCTTGAGGCGCCGCTCACGCCGCCGCTGCTTCTGGGCGGCGCTCATCTTGCCCTTGCGGCTCACGCGAAGAGCTCCGTTGCGGGTCGCTCGAGGGCCGCGGCCAGCGCCGCCTGTCGCGAAATTGGGCAGCGCAGCCCGTTCTCGATCATGGAGAGGTAGCTGATCGACATCCCGGCCCGGCCGGCGACGTCGGCGAGACGCTCACCGCGGGCCTCTCGGGCTGCCTTCAGGGGCGATACCGGAGTTTCAGAACTCTCCATCGCGCCCGACTATCGGACGCGTTTCAGAAACGGACGAAGCCCGCCCCGACAGAACGGGAACGGGCCTCGATGTGGGAACGCCGCGGGCGGGCGCCAGGGAAGATCAGGCGTTGTCGGCGGCGTCGGCCGCTTCGAGAGCAGCGACGTAGTCGGCCTGCAGCGGGTTGCCTTTTTTGCCGTCGCCGCGCTTGACCTCCAGGTCGCGCTCCTTGGCGAGCTTCTGCAGGTCCTCGATGCTGAGCTCGGCGTAGGCGACCTTGCTCTCCTCGGTGACGAGGCCGCGCTCGGCGACCTCCGCGAGCAGCTCCTCGTCGGAGAAGTCGGCCAGGGTGACCGCCGGCGCCGCAGCGTCCGACGTCGGGCCCGGAAGCGGCTCCGGTGAAGGCTTGGTGGTGGAGATGCGGTCCTCGTCGGCGAGTTGATCGCGGAGCTCATCGCCCTCGATCGAAATCTCCTCGCCGCGGCGGTACGCGCGGCCTTGGTAGAGCAGCTCCTCGGTCGCGAAGTAGGTGGTCTTGCGGCTCATCAGAGCACGTCCGCGATCTCGTAGCCGACGTCGGCGGCGACGACCTTCTCCTGCTTCTTTTCCCAAGCCCGGACGTAGTCGACGGGCGGGTCGGCCGTGGCCCACTTGTCGACTACGACGGCACCGCCGCCGGCCGACTGGGACCGATTGGTCCGTCCCTCGTTGGTCGCCGCGACCTGGCCCTCGAGGCTGTAGACGGTGGCGGGCTCGCCCCACTCGCCGTCGGTGCCCCGCTTGAGCAGGATGACGTTGTCGTCCCAGACGTTGGTGAGGGTCTCAGCTCCGCCTTTGCGGGCGGAGTTGAACTTGGTCCCGTCGGCGATGACGACGTTGAGGCCATGCAGCACCTTCGGCAAGAGAGCCTCGCCTTTGGAAAGGATCAGGTTGGCGTCGATCGTGTACTTGACGATTTCGCGGATCGCCGGGTCAAGCGCCATCGCGTAGGCGACGTCCCAGTTGATGACCATCGTGTCGGCGTGCTGGCCGGTGAAGTCGTAGACCGCCTTGCGAGCAGCCTTGATGTCGAGCTCGATCGTGGCTTCTTTTTCGCCCCACTTTTTGGTCACCCCGCCGCCGAGGGTGAGCTGCCCGCCATTGGTGGTCTTGCGCAGGGCGCCGGCGAGGCGACGCTCCTTACGAAGGGCCATGCGGGCGAGGAGCAGTTTGAGCTTGGTCTCCTCGACTTTCAGCTCGGTGGCTGCCTGCTGGCGCTCTTCCGGCGTGATCGAGACCTTCAGGCGGTAGCTCTGCAGCAGGTAGTTGGCCATGCTGTAGCTGGCGTCGATCTCGGGGGTCTCGGCTCGCTGGTCGACCTTGCTCTCGACGTCGTCGCGCAGCAGGTCCTCGCGGCTCCAGACCGGGTACTGCCCGGCGTTTTTCGACACCGGCATGTGGGCGACGATCTCGTCGTAGATGAAGCCCTGCGGCAGGTAGCGCAGCGCGATGTTGGTGAGGATGGGATCGATGACCTGCAGGCCATTGGGATCACGAAGCTGGTCGGCCATGGGTCTACGCGCCTCCGCTCAGGGCACGAGGCCGGATGTACAGGGAGAAGTACTCGCCGGGAGCGGCAGGGGTCTGCGAGACGCCGACCGAGTTGCGGGTGACGCCAGAGGCGCTGGCCACGGGGGCGAACCCACCGTTGGCGGAGGCGACGGCAACCTCGGCACCCTGCCCCATCGACGCAACCGCGAGGGCCTCGACGACCGCACCCTGCTCGTAGACGGTGACCGCTTCACCCTGGGCGGCTGAGCCGACGCGGGTGTCGAGGACGCCAGCGGCGAACTCGGAGCTGGTCGCGACTACCGGGATGACGCCACGCTCGACGCCGCCGCCGAACTTGACGACCTCGCCGGGCCGCAGTGCAGATCCGGCAATCGCCGGGAAGCCTTTGTATCGGTCGAGCGTGCCGGGCATCAGGCCGCGTCCTCGTCGGCCAGGACCAGCTCGAGCGCCTCGCCGTACTCGACCTTGTCGGCGCGCATCCGGGCTTCGACCTTCCTGTTGAGCGCGGCACGGTCCTCATCGACGTTGTCGGGAAGGTCGCCGCTGCCGGGGGCGTCACCGCCGGAGCCGTTCGGCTTGCCGTTGACCAGAGGCGGGAGGCTGTCGAGGATCTCGATCGTCTCCTCCGGCGCCTTGTCGTAGAGCTTTTGGTACTTCTCGCGCGTCTCGTCTTTGGCGTCGACGCGGGCACCCTTCGGGTCCGTCAGCGCCTTCTCGAAGGCGTCATCGAACTCGCGCTGGTGAAGCTTGTCGGCGGCCTCGACGCCGCGATCGGCCTTGGCGGTCAGGTCGCGGAGGGTGTCCTCCTTGACGACGACCTTGCCCTCGGCTTTGGCGCGATCCTCAAGGGAGGTCTCCTCGTCCTCGGTCTCGCCCTTGGCCTTGATCGCGTCGAGGATCTCCTGCTCGGTGGCGTCGTCCTTGAGGTCGAGGGCCTTGGCGATGGACTTGGCATCCAGCCGACCCTTCAGCGCCTCGAGGATTTGCTCCTCGGTGGCCTCCGTGTCGAGGCCCAATAGTTTCGCGATCTCCTCCATGCAGCCGCGACTATCGGACGCGTCGCCGGCGACGAGAGAACGGATGCGGTCGATGTCGATCCGGGCCATCGCCCGCGACTATCCGGCTAGGCTGTGCCCATGGAGACCACCGAGATCCGCAACCGCCTCGCCTCGATGTCGGAGGGGGCCAAGGTCCGCGTCCGACTCGACGACGGCACCGAAATCGCCGGCACCTTCGGCGGCACCGAGGGCGATCAAGTTCACATCGTGGGCGCCGACGACGTCGATGTCGATCGCGTCGAGACCGTCCTGATGGACGTGTCGAGCGACGGCGTCGAGTAGACGACCGGCACCATCGCCGCTGCCACCCGCGCCGGGTCCACGCGGTAGCGCCCCGTCCGCACACGCCAGCGAATCGCTGCCCTCTGCGCGACCGTCGTCACACTCGGCTCACCGCGCAGGCGCTGCTCTACATCCAACCTTCCTCCACCGCCTTCAGCACCGCCTGCGCTCGATCGACGACTCCCAGCCGCCGGTAGGCGAGGTGGATGTGCGTCCGCACCGTGGAGACGGTCACCCCGCCGGCGAGCGCGATCTCGGCATAGGTCTTCCCGGCGGCGAGCAGCTGCAGCACCTGCAGCTGTCGCGGGGTCAAAGGTGAGCCGCGATTGGCATCCCTCGACACAGTCCGCATTCGGTCACCTGCCCGCAGGACGCCGGCGGCCATGTCCGAGCGAAGAACGACGACGACCTCGGCGCGATGGTCGTCGGAGCGCAGCTTCCGCTTGCCGACCCGGACGACCTGCCAGCCCCGCATCGCTATGAACTGCGCAGGCCGCGCGTCGCTAGAAAGCGGTCGAAGGCCTCCGCCACCGGCTCGAAGTCAGCGTCGGCCCAGTAGACGTCCGGGTCCTGCTTGAGCCGCGCCGCGATTCGCGCCTTCAGCGCCTCGTTGCCTGAGCGCAGTGCGATGTACTGCTCGTAGCTGCGGGCGAGCAGCTCGGTGATCGTCTCGCGGTATCCGTCGCCGTTGACGACGAGGTTCCGGTACGCAGCGGTGTTCGTCACCGCCTCCCGCCACTCGACCATCGCCGGCGTCGAGGAGAACATCGTCGCGAAGCCGCCTCGGAGGATCGCCTCCACAGGCGTCCCATCGCCGAAGCCGTGGCCGTCGAGGGAGTGGGCGATCTCGTGGACGGCCGAAGTCTGCGGCGGACTGAGGCGCAGGGCCTGACCGCTGAGCTTGATCTGCTCGTCGTGGAAGCCGCCTTCCATGTCGATTCCGGCGCCCCACTGACCCATCCGCTTCCCTTTCCCGCCGTCCAGCGTCGGCCGGATCTTGATCGGCACCTTCGGCATCGACTTCGGCATCCGGTGCACCTGGTCGATCGCCGCCAGCTGGTCTTTGATCAAGGCCTGCATCTGCGGCGTCCCGCCATCGACGTCGAAGAGATCCGCCGCCAGCCCACCGGGGCCGTCCGGCGGTGCCAGCGGCGGCTCGGGAGGCGCTGGCCCGCCGCCGTAGCCGGGCGCCTCGTCCTTCAGCTCGTAGAACTCCATGCAGCGGCAGCGGCCGCCGCCGTAGCAATCCTGGTTCGGCGGTTTGTGCTCCAGCCGGACTGGGTCGGCGAGCTTGCGCAACACGTCGTCGTCGGCGAGCGCGCACTGCTCGCAGCGAGTGCGGTCGAGGATGGAGGTGTAACGGGCGCCGGCGATCTCCTCGCTCTGAATGGATGCTTGGTCTTGGCGACCTTCGTTCAGCGCACTGGCGGCGTGCAGCTGCGCCTCGGCGCGTAGCCCCGCCGCCGCCTCCGCCTCACCGGCCTTCTGCGCCGCCGCCCGGTCACCGGGCCGCATCAGCACCTGATGGGAGATCTTCTGCCAGATCCGGCTTCCGATCGACTGCGCCGCCAGCTTGGCTCTGGCCATCAGGCGTTTGCGCGCCTCGGACTCCTCGTCGCTAGCGGCGGGGTCACCGGCGCTAGGACGCTGGGCGTTCAGCTCATCGACCACCGTCGAGCGCCCGGTGCGATAGAGCCGGGCGAGCTCAGCGTAGATGGCCTTCTGCAGGTCCTCGTCGGCCTTCGGAGTGACGACCTTGCCGGCCAGGGCAGCGTCGGTCATCTCGCCGGCAATACGGCGAGCCTCGGGACCGGCTGCAGACTCGAAGCGCGAGCGCGCGTTGTCGATCGCCGTCTCGATCTCGTCGAGCGACATCAGGTCCTCCCACCAGCGAGCTTCGCGGCGGTCCTCGCCCTCTATGCGCTCGGCGGGGTCGTGGTCGGCGGCCTTCGCCGGCTTCGGCGGGTCGGGTTTGGGCTCCGGGACCGCGGCAGGCGGCGCTGGCCGCGGCTTGGGCCGGGGATCCGCGCCGCTACCCGGCTCTGGCACCGGCTTCGGGGGTGCTTCAGCCGCCTTCTTCTGCAGCTCGCGCGCCTCTTCAGCTTGCTGCTTGCGCGCGTCGCGCGCCTCGGCGTCGGCGGGGGGAAGATCTCCGCGCTTGCGCAGGAAGTCCTCCAGCTCGTCGTCGGGGTGCATGGCTTCCTTTTCGATCAGCTTCCCGACGAATTCGGCCAGCTCGTTCAGGGAGGTGGAGTCGACCAACGACATCTTCAGCCTCGGCGACCGCTCAACGTCGAAGTTCAGTGAGACGAAACGGTCGATCAGCTGCTGCAGCGGCGTTTCCACTTCGCCGGCGAGTGCCTCACAGGCGGCGAGGAAGGGGTTTTCCTGCGAGTCCGCAGTTGCCCGGGCGCCGGCCGCGCCTTGGCCTTGCCCGAGGCGCATGAAGTCGGCGATGAACCCGGCGTTGACCTTGTCGGTCTGGTACTCGAGCGACGGCCGGACATCGACCGTCGCTTCGCCGGAGCCGATACCGAGTATTTCGATCCGCCACCCTTTCGAGGCGGCAAGCTCTTTGAGGTCCTGCGCGTGCGGACCCGGCGCGATGATGAAGCCCTGCTCAGCGGCGCGGATCCCGCCGAGGATCTCTTCCATCTCTTTCAGCTGCTCGACACTGGCGCCGTCAGGCGGATAGCAGACCGGCACACCCATCGCGAGGCGCTCGTTCTTCATCACGTCGATGCGTTCGAGCTTGTCCTTGAGGAACCAGGGCTTGTAGGCCGGGCGCAGCATCGAGCTGCCCTCCCAGTTGTCCCCCTCGGCACCAATCCGGTAGTAGACGAGGTCGCGCATCGGCAGGGGAACGTTGCCGCCGAGCGGCAGTTGCTGAATGAGTTCGACGAGCTCGCCCTCATCGTCTTCCTCGAAGCGCTGAATCGATCGCGGCAGCCGCAGGTGCAGTTTCTTGGGGACGATCAGGTCGCGGCCGTCGTGGTAGACGTGCTCCCATGCCTCCTCGAAGGGAGCGAAGCCAGAGCGCACCAGCACCGGCAGCGCTTCGGCGAGGTGGCCCAGCAGGTCCGGCGTCATGTGCTCGAAGAGCGCCCAGCGGGTCTGCTCGGCGACCTCGATGTCCTTCTCCTCTGCCTCGTCGCCGCCGAAGGGCTCAACGCTCCAGGTCCCGCCGACCAGCGGGTTGATCACCATTCGGACCACTTTCCGCACGTCCGGGTCGGTGCGATACATGCGGTCGAACATGCGTAGCCCGTGGGGGAAGCGCAGCTCGAAGTTCTCCTCTTCGATTTCGAGAAAGCCGCCGAAGTGCGCGCGGCCAGATCCGCCGCGGGGTTTGCGGGGTGGCTCGCCGTCGTCGAGGCGGCGGAATCGGTCGAGGAAGCCCATCGCCGCCGACTATCGGGCGCGATGGAATTTCAGAAGTCGCAGCTAATGCGCCACCGATGTGCGGGTTCTCCCGCGCCCTTCTGGTCGCGAGCGACTGGAAGGCAGGTAGCTATCGGCGGCGCGCCTACGAGGCTGCCGCCGTCAACAGCTCAGGGTGCCGGGAACATCTGCAGCCGCCGGCAGCAGCCCTCCGGCGGGCGCCGGTTAGCCGCCTCGCGCACCGGGCAGGTAGCGAGGTGCTTGCAGGCGTCAGGCTTGTCCTGGCGGGGCCAGCCGCAAGGCTTGCCGGAGGCGGTGGTGGTGCAGGTGCAGCTGCAGCTGATCGTGGTCAGAGTGGATGTCTCAAGGTCTGGGCGACCTTGTAGACGAGGTCATCGAGCTCGCCGAGCTTTGCGTCGATCTCCTCATGGTCCAGCTGGTCGCTGCACATGCCGCGGATCGTCTGCACGGCGCCGTGGACGGAACCCAGCAATTGAAGCCGCGCGTCCGCCGCCGAGACGCGGGCTTCCGCCAAGGCGACATTGTCCTGTGCGCGGATGAGCTTGCGGAGCAGCTTGATCACGCCGTCACCCCGAAGCAGGCCATCAGCCGTTCAGCGACCTGGGGCAGCTCGGCCAACTCGCGACGGTGGTCGGCCTGGATGCGGCGGAGCGAGTCGACGAGGTGATCGCGTTGCACCATCACCATGCCCTCGCAGTCGGTGCGGGCACGCTCGAGTAGAGCCGTCAGCATCGAAACCTGGACGTCGGCCGAGGCGATCGGAACAACAGGGATGTCCTTGCCCTGAGCCACTTACTAAAGATTAGTCGCGTGTCGGACGACTCCTGCTTGACTTGGCGCTGCCAAGACACCATCGTTTCTAGTGAGGGCGGCGCCTCTAGGAGAGGAGAGCCGCATGCCCGACCACCAGCACATTTGGATCGTGCAACGCGAAGCGGGTGGCATTCGATGGCCAATCCGTGACTGGGAGGTCGCGAAGGTCTACTGGAAGGCGGGGTGGCGGGTCGAGAGAACCCTCGTCAGCCATTCAACCACGCGTCAATAAGAGTCACCCGGCGGGGAGCTAGTAAAGAAATCCGTCCGAAACTTGACTACAGCTGCCGACTCGCCAGCCCGCCGCTGAGCGTCTTCCCCCGCTCTCGCTGCTTCCTCGACTCGCGGATCTCGACGTTCGGCAGATCGCGGGCGGCGTAGGCGATCGTGTCGACCATGTCGTCGTGCTCGCCAGCGGGAAAGGCCAGCTCCTCGGCCTCGAAGTCGCCCAGCCACTCGGCGCCACGCAGGTGGAAGACCTTGCCGCCGCGGTAAAGCGCGCCGGCGGCCGAGGCACGGGTGACCTTGTCCTTGTCGGGATAGACCGGCTCGATCGGGAAACCGCGGCGCAGCATCTCCTGCAGCAGCGTGGACTGGTAGCCGATCTGCTCGGCCTTGACGACGCCACCGACGTGGTGGGCCTCGAAGAATTCGGGCTGGTCGGGTCCGGCGATGCGATCGCGGACCACGTTCCGCACCAGCAGGTCGCGCTTCGGCGTCACCCACACCTCCGTCATCACCGTGTAGTCGGCAGTCTCTTTCTCAGAGGCCGCCAAGTCGACGTACTGGACCTTGCGGCAGTAGTCGAGGCCGAAGCTCTCGACATCGCCGTCACCGCGGTGCAGGTGGACCAGCCCGTCGCTAATCGTGAAGTAGCGGAAGTACTTGCGGGCGAAGATGCCGCCCTCGTCGGGGGTCGGCCTGCCTTGGTACATCGCGCTGAACCAGTAGCCGCCGAGGACCTTCCGGGTGTGCTCGAGCCATTCGGTGCTGTAGCGAGCCGGCCAGAGCGCTTCGCCCGGGCGGCGGCCGAGCGGGTCGTCCTCGCTGGCGAGAGCCGGAAGGCGGATCTCCCGCACCGGATCGCCGCCGTCCTCACTCGACTTCAGCATCCGCCCGGCGATGTCGTCCTCGTGCCAGCGGGTCAACAGCACGATCACCACGGCGCCGGGCTCCAGCCGCGTCCTCGCCGTCGATAGCCACCACTCCCAGTGCTTCTCGCGGATCACCTCGGACATCGCCTGCTCGGCGTTCTTGATCGGGTCGTCGATGATCAGCAGGTGGGCGCCCTTGCCGGTGATTGGCCCGCCGACGCCGGCAGTGACCATCCCGCCACGGTGACCGTCGAGACCCCAGCGCTTCGCTGAGCGAGATCGCGGGTCGACGCGGACGCCGTAGAGGTCGGGCCCGTGCTCCTCCAGGATGCTTCGCGCCTTCAGCCCCCACGAGGAGGCGAAGTCAGCCTCGTAGGAGCAGAGGATGACGTGGCGTTCGGGGAAGGTGCCGATGAACCAGGCCGGTGCGTGCTCGCTGATCTCGGTCGACTTGCCGTGGCGCGGCGGGACCTCGATCAACAGGATCTCCGGGCGGTCGTCGACGTCGCCGCCTGCAGCAGCGATGCGCTGGCGTTCATGTGCCCGCGCGACCGCAGCGACGATTTCGCGGTCGATCAGCCGGATGTGGTCGGGGTAGGCGTAGCGGGGCACCGCCCCGAGATCAACGAGGCGTTCGTCGACCGCGATCGCCAGGCCGGCCGGGCTAGCCCTCGCGAGCGTCGGCAACGGCAGAGACGAGACCATGCAGCGCCTCCTGAACGCTGGGGTCGGTGAAGTCGAGCTCGGTCTTGACAGCCCCGCCGCCCTCGCCTGACAGCTCGAGCGGCTGCTTAGGCTTCCCGTAGACGAGGGAGAAGGCGAGCTTCGTCGCCTTCATCCCCATCTCGGGATCGCCTACGTAGACGATCTGGTGTTCGTGACCGTCCCAGGTCTTGATCGGCTTGCCCTCGCCGAGCGCTGCCTCGAGAGGGGCGAGCCAGCGGTCGATGTCGCCCTCAATGCGCTCCCGGAGAAGCTCGTGCGGACGAGGCAATCGTGGCCGTCCAGACCCCGCCTGGGGGCCGCCGAAACCTCGCTCATCCTTGACGTTCCTGGGAGCGTGGGCAAGGCAGGTATCGCCAACGACGGCGACGTTCCGACACCGTTTGCCCTTCTTCGTCTTGGCCGAGCATTTCTTCTTCGTCGCCATCGCCCGCGACTATCCGGCGGCGTTTCAGAACCGCGATGCAGGCCGCGGGGCGCAGCCAGAAGCGGGTCGCGCGGCGCTCGGCTAGCCGAGCGTGTGCCCGACCCGCTTGAGACGCTCAAATGCCGCCCGCACTTCCGCTGGCGATGCATCCAGGGCGTGCGCAATTTCCCCCCGCGAATGCCCCAGCGCCGCGAGCGTGCCGACGCGCATTGCGAACTCCACCTCGGATCTCGCGTCGGCGGCGAGCGCCCGACTCAGCTCACGCAGGAAGGGGGACCGGGGCTTGGTGGGAGGCGGGGCGGAGGTGTTGCTCGCCGCCTTCGCGCCCGGGGCTGCCGCCGTGCCCTGGCGGCTGAAGGAACGCGTCGAGCGAGATTGGCGTCTCGCGGTACTTCCATTCCCGTTTGCCGGTCTCGGAGTTGACGACCCGGACGTGCTCGGGGTGGCGGGAATGCCAGGCGTCGCCGAGCCGGCGGGGGAGGAACTGCGCGGCAAAGCCGCTGAACCGCCCGGCCTGCTCGTAGCCTTCTCGGTGCGGTTCGAACTTGGCGGCGAGGCCATAGAGGATGCAGATCCCATCCGCGACTAGCTCTTCCTTCTCATGCTCGGGTGCCTGGATGCCCGAGCGTTCGATCGTTGCGCACACGAAGCCTTCGACGTCGTCGATGTCGTGGAGCTGGACCGTCGTCGGGAGCAATCGATCGTAGCCCTACGCGCGTTCGCGGCCGATGAGGCGAAGCTGGCCGGGGAAGGGGTTGCAGGGCATCGGAGTCGATTATCGGACGCGACTTCTGAAAGGGCGTACCGACTACTAGGGGTTCAGCGGCGGTTGGCGCGGCGGTGGAACCCGACGTTGAAGATCGCGACGAGCGCCAGCACGCCGACCATCGATGACTTCCAGCAGCGCCATCACCTCACCGCCGCTGCTGGATCTTGCGCGCTAGGTCGGCCTCGAAGATGTGCGTGTAGACCACGGTCGTGCGGATGTCGGCGTGGCGGAGCAGCTGCTGCACCTCGCGCAAGTTGAAGCCGTCGCGGAGAAGCTCGGTCGCATAGGTGTGCCGGAGCATGTGCGGATGGACCGGCCGCTCGACGCCGGCGCGCCGGGCGTAGCGGGCAGTCATTTCCCAGACGTACTTCCGGGAGACCTCGCCCCCTTTGAGCGTGGTGAAGAGCCGGGGTTTGCGGGCGGCATAGCGCCGGCGCACGACGATCCACTGGCGGAGCAGCTCCGTCGCCTGGTCGTCGAGGTAGACGAAGGCCTCGCGACCGCCCTTGGCGACCTCGGAGCGCAGATGAATCTGGCCCTCCTCGAGCCGGACATCGCGGAGGTGGACCTTGCAGCACTCGCTCACCCGGAGCCCGCAGCGGTACATCAGCGTCAACATGCAGAGGTTCCGCAGGCCGGTCGGCGCCGCCCGATTCGGTCGAGCGAAGAGGGCCTCGAGCTCGCCGGCCGAGAGCGTCTTCGGGAGCTTGCGGACCGCCATAGACCGGACTATCAGCGCAACCGCGCTGCGCCTCGCCAGCGTCCGCATAGACGCCACATTTCGCACCGAATGAGGCGTCTATGGGGGCTGCAACGACCGTGGCGGGTGAAGTGTCCGGCCTATGTATTGGGGGTGGATCACCTCCAGCAGCCGGCCGACCAGCTACCTGCTTGCTCTCAGGCAATACTCCCCGCCCCCTTCTTACAGCTCGGGCACTCAAGGAACACGTCTCCTGCATCCGGCGCCTTCCAGGTGTGGCCGCAGCCACCACGGTCTAGCTCGCAGCGGTAGAGGAAAACCGTTTGTGTCGCGAGTCCTACCTGCTGCTCTCTATCTGGGATAGGTGAGGTCATCTCAGGCTGCCTCCTCGAGTTCGACGGGCTGGGTATAGGTGACGAGGGTTCACGCGATCACCTCCAGCAGCCGGCCGACCAGCAGCTCCATCGCCGGCGGCGTGACCGCGTTGCCGTACTGCGCCATCCGCTCACGCTTGTTGCCGAGGACCTGGTACTCGGAACCGTCGACGTGGTCGCGCATCGCCATCGCCGCGGCGATCTCGTGGAGCTGGAACATGCGGAAGCGGCAGGCGTCGATGTCGTCCTCGGTCAGGACCACAGCCGGCGGCCCGTTCGAGGTCAACGTCGGTATCTGCTCGCGGTCGACATCCCGGACGGCGGCGTCGCGGGTGTAGGGGACCAGCAGGGCGGCTCGGTCGCGCGTGGTCAGCGTCGGCGCCGGATCACTGGAGGCCGCGCTGGCCTCGCCGGTCCGGTTGTAGGGGATCAGCAGCGACTGGTGACAGGCGGTCGTCAGAGCACGAATCGGCTCATGGACTGGAGTCGACATCTGCCCGACGTCGCGGGAATTGTTGTTCCGCATCACCACGCCGACCGTCTCCCCGGTGAGGATCGGCGGCGACGGCTCATGCTCGGCGTCCTTCGTCGCATTGCCGTTGGAGTTCCGCTGGTTGTCGCGCATCACCAGTGCCTTGGACTCCCGCGCCGTCTGCGTCGCCAGCGGGTCGAGTGCGGCGTCGGCGCCGTCGTCGGACCAGCTACCCCCTGCCGTGGTCACCAGCGCTGGCCGGGTCGTGGTCGGCTGCGTCGGCGCCGGAGCAGCGTGTGCATCCCTCGGCGCCACCGACCCCATCGGCGGCACAACCATCGCTCGATCGAGCGTCCCGTGGATGGTGTCGCACGGCTGGCTCGCGGCGTCGCGGGCGCGGTTGCCCGGCGTCCGTTCGAAGGTGTTGCCGGCGACGGGCATCACCATCGCCATGTCGTGCCGCTGGGTGAGAGTGACGATCGGCAGCGTCAGCGGCTTCGGGGCGCCGCCGTGGGTGAGGCGGATCGCGAAGTCGTCGCCGGCGAGCTTCTCTAAGCCACGGCGGATCCGTTTGCGGGTGTTGGCGGCCAAGGGTCGGGCGCGATCGCCGATGCGCTCGGCCGGCAGGCTCCAGTCGATCGCCGTCGCCGCCGGGTGGACGCCGGGCAGCACCGACCCGTTGCACTTCGGGCAAGCGAAGAAGTACTGCGCGCCATAGCGGCCCCAGGGGCGCTCTGGCTTCTTCCAGGTCTGGCGGCCGTCGATCAACCCCTCGCACTTCGGGCACCACGAGACCGGCTCGACCTTGAGGTTCGGCCGGCGCATCCCTTTCAGCCACCACACCACGTACATCCGGTCGCGGGACTGCGGCACCGCCCCGGCGAACATGGAGTTGAGAAAGACGATCTCGTGGTGGTAGCCGAGCGCGTGGCCGAAGCCGAGCCAGGCGGCGAAGAGGGAGCCGTCGTCGTTCGGACCCCACTTCCAGGCGTCGACCACGTTCTCGACGACGATCGCCTTGTAGGGGTGGCCGGCGATCTGCTTCTGCTCGGCGAAGCGCCAGACATCGAACATCGTGGCGCGGGAGCGGTCCTGCTCCTTATCACCGGCTGGCCCGTCCTCCCACAACGACGCCGCTTGTGGCTTGCGGCGCCGGGCGCCCTTGGCAAGCGAGTGGTTGGTGCACTCGGGCGAGGCGAGCAGGATGTCGGTATGCGGGTAGCGGCGGATCTGCGCCGTGGTCAGAGCGGCGACGTCGTTGCAGTCGTGGTCGGCATGCTGGAAGTTGGTCGCGTGCGTCTCGATCGCGCGCTCCCAGTGGTTGAGCGCGAGACGAAGCTCGCCTCCGGCGACCTCGGCGCCGATGCTGGAACCGCCCGCGCCGCAGAAGAGGTCGGTGATCGTCGCCACTCAGACCCTCCTCTTCTTCGGGTGCAGGCTCAGCGGCGTCAGCGGTGCCGCGTTCTGGCGGCGCCCCTTCTGCCGAATCTGGCCCTGGTGGTTGAACTTCTTCGCGTTGCGGTTGCGGCGGGGCATCAGGCCTCCTTTGGCTCGGGGGTGAAGGCGCGAAGCTCGGCGTCGAGGCGGTCGACGCGCTTCTGCAGTTCTCGCTCTTGGGCTTTGAGCCGGCCAACGCGGGCACGGGCATTGGTCTCTTCACGGAGCCGGTCGTCGCGGCGCTGCTCGGCGAGCCGCGCCTCCCGCTTCGCTGCGTCCCGAGCTTCGCGCCAGCGGTTGTCCTCTCGCCCAAGCTTCACCAGGAAGTCGAAGGCATCGACCAGCTGGCCGCAGTCGCGACAGACGAGGCGGCGATGATCGGTGTCAATCTCGGTGCGTTTGCACGAGCACTTCCGCGGCCGCGGCCTTGAGGGGTCGCGCGGCTTGGCGGTGATCGGCGCATCGCGGTCACCCTCACCGAATAGCGGGACCACCTTGGCTTCGTCGGTCATCGCCGCCTCGTCCGGATCAGGAAGGCGATGAAGATCGCCAATGCGATCGCGTCGGGGATGAGCGCCGGTTCGCGGAGGAGCCAGGTCACGGCCGCCTCCTCGCCTGGATGAGTCAGCGCAATATCGTCGCCGCATTTGGGGCAGCAGTAGATCGTCCAGCGCCTCACGTCTTCTCCTCCCGAGGTTCCGAGGGGGTGAAGCGGTCGTGCCATTCGTCGCCGCAGGCTGCCTCTGGGATGCCCGAGTCGAAGTCCACGTCCACGGAGTCCGGCCCCGTCCCGCCGCAGGTCGGGCACTCCTCCGGTTCCGAGGGGGCGATGATCTCGTCAGTCGAGAGCAACTCCTCCGGCTGTTCGGCCGCCCAGTCTCGTAGTCGCACTATCTGCTGAGCGAGGTGCCGAGAGGGACCGCCGATGGTGCCCCTTTCGCCTTCGAGTTTCTGAACCTCGCGGCGACTCGCCTCGAGACCGTCGAAGATTGCTGCGAGCGTGTCAGTCATCCTGGCCCTCCTCCGGTTCCGAGGAGCATCTCCAGCAAAGAGCGGCGGAACGGCGGGGACGTGATTCTCGACCGGGCGGTCGCAGTACAGCGTGAGGTTGAGGATCGGCCGCTCGGTCTCGCCCTCCCAGCCTTTGACGATCTCGTCGTACTCAGCTTTCAGTCGGCGAACCGCCTCGTCCCACGCGCCCTCGGCCGTCCGATTCTCGCGGCACTCCGGCGTGATCATCGCCTGGGTCGCAAGCTCCCGCTGAAACGTCTTCTCGGTCACTTGCCGCCCTCCTCCGGTTCCGAGGGGGCGGCCCACACGAGCTTGTCCTGACCATGCTCGGCGTAGCTATCAACTCGCGGGCGAGACTTGGAGCTGTCGGCCCAGGAACGGCCGGGCCGCTCTCCGATGACGTTCCAGCCGGCGGCGCGAAGGCTGGAGCCTGACTCCGAGGCCAGCGTGTAGGTGATGAGCCGCCGCCAGCCGAGAGCCCGTGCGGCTCGCCAGCAGGCGGCGTAGAGGGCGGAGCAGGCGTTGTCGCAACCGTCCGTCGCAACCCGGTTCACCTCCAGCGTCCAGCCGTCGTCCCAGCTGCGGGCAACGGGGCGTCCGGCCATCGCGACGCCACGGATCTCGCCGGCCTCATCCGCGACCGCCACCTGAAACACCGAGCCGGTCGGGGCCGGGTGGTGGCGATGGACGCGCTTGACGAATGCCTTGGCTTCGGCCTGCTTGACGGGGACGATTTCCAGGCGCACTTGCGCGGCGGTCGCGGTGCTCACTTGCCCTCCTCCGGTTCCGAGGAGACAGGGGCGGGGGGACCCTTGCGACCGTGAACGGGGCAACCGGTCCAAGCCGGGTGCTGGGCGGCGTGGCAGTCGCAGGCGTCCTCCGAGGAGACAGGGGCGAGGGTGAGGTCGAAAGCCCGCACCGCAATCGCCGGCGCAAGCCCATCCGCAACCAGCTTCTCCAGACGCTCCTTTACCTCTAGATGGACAAGCGGGGTGAGGTCGGCGAGGGCTTTCACCGGCAGCTCGTCGCCAGAAGCGCTTCGTACCGGGGTTCGCTGAGTCCCACAGCAGCCCTCCCGCTGCTGCGTACATGCGCACCGCCAGCAAGTCACCCTGTGGCTCGGACGGGGACTGCTTGCCGGTGCAGTCGGGGCAGGGGTGCGCCTGGGTGCTGCCTTTCGGATGCCGGTCGTCCCAGGGGATGAATTCGCCGAACATGCCTAGGCGACCGTCACCCGCGCCCTTGCACCGCTCGCAGTCCTGTACCTCGGCCTGTGGTGAGGGGGGCTGACAGTTTGGGCCGCTCACGACCGCTCCAGAAGGCTGGCAATCGCAGCGCGGAATGCAGCGCACGCGCCACACATGCGCTGCATTCCGCGCTGCGATGCCATCGACGTCGCCCACCGGGGCAGTCTCGAAAACTGTTGGCGTCGCAAGGCGCTCGTGGGTTCGAATCCCACCCCCTCCGCTGATCGCCTTGCCCGATTCAAGGGCGACGGAGGCGCTGTCGAAGAAACCCCGTGGCCGCCGGCGAGCAGACTCGGATTGGGCGTTTCTTCGATCGCCACCCGCTGGTCCTGCGGGCGCTGGCGCTGATCGCGCTCGCCTGGGGGGCGGGATACCTCACCTGGCGCGTCGGCTGGAGCGGCGAAGGAGCCAACCCGGTCGCCTTCGCGATGCTGCTGGCCACCGAGATATATGGCCTCTACGCGCTGGCGATCCTCGCCTGGTTCTCCTGGTCCCGGCCCGCAGCGCAGCGGCCGGCGGCGACGCCGGGCCGCAAGGTCGACGTCTACGTCTGCACCTACGACGAGCCGGCCGAGGTGGTGATGGCGACCCTCGCGGGCTGCCGCGCGCTCACCTACCCGCACACCACCTACCTGCTCGACGACGGCCGCCGGGAGGAGATGCGCGAGCTGGCCGAGCTGGCCGGCGCCGAGTACCTGACCCGTGCCGACAACTCCCACGCCAAGGCGGGCAACCTCAACGCGGCGCTGCCGCGCACCGACGGCGACCTCGTCTTCGTCCTCGATGCCGACCACGTGCCGATGCCCGACGCCCTCGACGCCCTGGTCGGCTACTTCGACGACGAGCGGATGGCGATCGTGCAGACGCCGCACGACTTCTTCAACCACGACTCGGTCCAGCACTACAACGTCAGCCGCCACGAGCAGTCGCTCTTCTACCGGGTGATCTGCCCCGGCAAGGACCGCCACGGCGCCGCTTACTGGTGCGGCTCGGCGGCCCTGATCAGCCGCCCCGCCCTGCTCGAAATCGGCGGCGTCGCGACCGAGACGATCGCCGAGGACTTCCACACCACGATCCGGCTGCAGCGCTACGGCTGGCGCAGCCGCTACCACGACGAGGTCCTGGTCCAGGGCCTGGCGCCGCATGACCTCGACGGCTACCTGCTGCAGCGCGACCGCTGGGCGCGCGGCAACCTCGCCGTCTTCAGGCTGCCGGAGTCGCCGCTGCGGGCGAAAACGCTGAACCCGATCCAGCGGCTCTCCTTCCTCGCCAGCCTGCTCGCTTATCTGGCGCCACCGATGCGCCTGCTGCTCCTCCTCACCCTCGGGCTGGTGCTGTGGACCGGCGAGCTGCCGATGAAGATCAGCGTCGCCGCGCTGGCGGCGCTGTGGGTCCCCTACCTGCTGCTCAACCTCAGTGCCGGCGCGGCGCTGGCGCGCGGCTACATGCGGGTGCCGGAGTCGGCGCACTACGAGCTGCTGACGATGGAGATCTACACCCGGGCCCTGCGCTGCGCCGTGATCCCCGGCAAGACCGCCTTCAAGGTGACGCCGAAGCAGGGCCGCGACGGCGGTGGGCTGGACGCCGTCCGCAAGCTGCACCTGGTCCTCTTCTGCACCGTGCTGCTCGGCGTCGGAACGCTGATGCGCCTGCTCGACCTTGTCGGCGTCGGCCCGCTTCCCGACCTGCCGGGCATCGCCGCCATCGTCGTCCCCTGCCTCGGCCTCTTCGAGCTGCGGCGGCTGCTGGCGACCACCGCCGCGGTCGGCCGTCGTCGGCAGCGGCGGCTCGTCTACCGCTTCGAGGGCGACGCACCGGCGAGCCTCTACAGCGCCGAAACCTACACCACCGCCCGTCTGGTCGACGCCTCCGCCGCCGGGCTCGGGATGGTCGCCACCGCGGCCGTCGAGGTGCGGAGCCGGCCGGCCGTCCTGCTGAAGCTGACCGACGCCGCGGGGGAAGAGCACGAGGTCGCGGCCAGGGTCGAAGTGAGGACCTGCCGGGAGTCCGAGGGCCGCTTCCTGATCGGGGCGACGATCCTCGAAATCGACCCCGAGGCCCGGCTGCAGCTGATGGAGTGGTGCTACGTCGTCTGCAGCCACGAGCGGCTGCGGGGCCACCGCCCGGCCACCCCCGTGCCCGAGTCCGAGGCGATCGTCGTCTCGCTCGACGACTACCGCGAGGGGCCGATCCCGGCTCGACCCTCCATTCCGGCACTACGGCAGGCTTGA